TCTATTAGCTTTACACAGATGTTTCCAGAGAGTTTGAGCGGTATCCAACTAAGCACTAAAGTAGATGCATCTACGATTATCACAGCAACAGCATCTTTCAGATTTACAATGATGCAAATCAACAGACAGGTATAATATTAAAGTTATTTGTGATATACTGTCTTGATGAAATGCATATCATTAGAAAAACTATTAGAAGAATGGCAAGCCGATTCAGTCATTAATACTACAGATCCACAACTAGAAATCGTAAGAATTCCTGTTCTGCATTCTAAATACGTGACTCAAATAACGGCTCACTCCGTTTCTCTTAAAATGAAGAAATTTGACTTTGATCAATTGAAGAAATTGAAAGTCGAATACTATTCAGGGCGTTTGAACGGCACTGATGTTCTTAAAGAAAAAGGTTGGAAAGCTTTTCCAGCACTGGTAAACAAACCAGATCTAAGTGCCTATCTTGACGCTGATCAAGATTTGATCGATCTGAAGAAAAATATGATTGCTAACGAAGAAGCCATTTCATTTTGTACGGCTGTTTGTAAAGAGCTTAATTCAAGGACGTTCCAGCTACGTGAATACATGGCTTGGGAAAAATTTATAAGGGGACAATAATGTTCTTACTAGGATTCGGATGCGGAGTCATATTTACACTTCTTGTGTCATTCATAATTGCAAGATTTCTTACCAATAGTTTGGGCGGTGCTGCCGGTCTTAGTGATCCTCTTGATGACGAATTGGAAGTAAATGACGGACATTCAACTTCAAAAGATTAATGAAGTTTACACGAAAGTTACAGCAGATCCAGGCATCGAAAAAGAACTCAGTGAATTCTTCAAATTTCAAAAACCAAACTTTCAATTCACACCAGGTGGAAGAAAAGGCTGGGATGGATACGTCCGTCTATACAATCTTCGAACTCGATACCTCTATAGCGGATTGCTCAAATACCTGTTTGATTTTGCCAGGGAACGTAAGTATACAATTGGATTCAACCGGGAAATATTCTTATACAACGATTTTTCAAGATTAGAAGCCAAAGAGTTTCTTAAGAGTTTGAATATCCACAGTCGTGGTGAATCACTTGAAGCCAGGGAATATCAAGAAATCGGTTTAGCCAAAGCTATTCGTTACAAACGTTTAACCATGATCAGTCCGACTCGATCCGGTAAAAGCTACATGATTTATGGTTACGTTCGATATTTACTGGGCAGTAAATGTTCTAGGGGATTGCTCGTGGTTCCTACCACAAGCCTCGTAGAGCAGATGTACACGGACTTCGAGGATTACTCTAGCGCCAACCAATGGCCGGTACAGGACCGCGTACAGAGGCTTTACGAAGGTTATAGCAATCAGGTGCTCCCAGGCACTCAACTTTTGATATCTACGTGGCAAAGCCTCTATAAGCTGCCTAATACGTTCTTTGAACAGTTCGACTACATTATAGGCGACGAAGCCCATACATTTTCAGCTTCCGAGATAGGTAAGGTTGCCGGAAGATGCGTCAATGCATCTTATCGATTGGCAACTACAGGTACGACCCATGAAGAGGATGTGAATAATCTTAAGGTTGAAGGTTATTTTGGTCCTATTTCAAAACTAACCACAACCAAGAAATTAATGGATGATGGACACATTGCTACTTTATCTATTAAAAGTCTTGTTCTTAAATACCCTATCGGTACCAAAGATAAAGTCAGACTATTGGTTTCCGGAATCAGTGCCGCTGCCGGTTATAAAGCAGAGATGGACTATATAATCAATTACCTTCCTAGGAATCGATTTATTCGAAATCTAGCCATTTCTCTCGAAGGTAATACATTGTTGATGTTTCATTATGAAAAACATGGTCGTATAATATACGATCTTATTAAGGATAAATTGAATGGAAGTGCAAGAAAAGTATACTTTGTTAATGGTACTACGGAAACCGATGTCCGAGAAGAAATCCGTAGAATCGTTGACGGTGAACGAGATGCTATTATCGTGGGATCATTTGTGTTCAGTACCGGAATTACTATCCGCAACCTACACAACATCATTCTCGCCACACCTACAAAAGCGAAGATCAGAACATTACAAAGTATTGGACGCTCTCTCGGTCTTGGAGATGGGAAAACAACCGCTACGTTGTACGATATCGCAGACGACTTTAGAGAAAATGCAAGAGACGATTTCAACTACACACTTGACCACTACGTCAAGCGAATGAAGCTTTACACCAATGAGAAGTTTAATACTTCACACTACGCAATAGAATTAAAGGACCCAAAATGACAGCCTCAATCTACATACAAAACAAATCGACCCAAGGTGAAGTTCTTGAACTTTTGGCTTTGGACGGAATCCATATCATGGCAACTCTTACACCTGGCCAGTACGTCGAAGTGAAGGCCAAGGATGGAACTGCTATTACACCGTTCATTACGAGACAGCAAGTCAAGAAGTAATTGACATTAAAGAAAGTGTTTGTTAAGATAAGTTTATATTAAGCATACAACTAGCCTTTGAGCACCGGTTCATCGAACCAAACATACCTTGCCATACGACGCTCGATTGCAGATCGAGAGATTTCCAGATTATCCGTGAAAGCCGTTCGTCTGGATCTTACATGCGTGAGAAGGGTTACATACACACACGCTAGGGACTCAAGTAGACAGGAAACCCGAAGTATGTTGGTCAGAGTTCTGAAGGCCATTAAGTAGTCCTGTCGGCAGGTTGGGGGTTGTACCTAAGAACCCTAGTGAAATGTCACTCCTGGTCCTGAGATTAACTGCAATTAAGTTTGCTAGGTTAATCCTATGACCATCAGTGAAATATAAGTGTTAATATCCTATTAGGTATTATAGTTACTTAGACGGTTTCTATTCATTATGAATTTCGTGACCACAATAAAAATAATAAAGGTCTTTCATAATGACATCCAAGTTCATCCCAGAACTAAGCACCACATCCAAAGATACAACTCCATATGTCAACAACAAAGAAATGTTGGCAGCTATCACTCAATATCGTAAAGAGTGTCGAGCAGCTAAGAGAGCCAAGTTACCTAAACCAAAGATTCCTGATTCTATTGGCAAACAAATTCAATTGATTGCTATTAATCTTTCACATAAGCCTAATTTTAGTCAATACACTTTCAAAGCAGACATGATTGGTGATGCTATTGAAAATTGTATTATGTACTTTGATAACTTTGATCCTAAGAAGTCCAAGTATCCATTTGCTTACTTTTCTAAAATTACTTTTTATGCGTTTGTTCGTAGAATCCAACGTGAAAAGAAGCATCTCTACATCAAATACAAAGCTACACAGCAAGCCGGTGTCCTTCACGATGCCGAATACAGTGATGAAGACAATCCAGGTGAACAGTTTGAGCTATACGAGAACATCACTGACTTCATTGGTAAGTATGAAGAATCTCAGGAACGTGCTAAAGCCAAGAAGGCGCTTCCTAAAAAGAAAAAGGGATTGGAGATAGCCATGGAAGATGAAGTATCTCTGGAATCTATTGAAGAAACCAATGAGTGAAGATTATAAGTTCGAAGAAGATTACTGGGGCAACTGTTGCAACACCTTCGATGAAGACCAGAAGCACTACGTGTATGCCAAGTACATGGGTCTTCAACGTGAACACTATTCCTTTCCTGTCCATAATAAGATCATCATGGATATCGGTGGTGGACCATCGTCAATGCTGTTAAAGACTAAAGGATTAAAGCGTGGAACGGTTGTTGATCCGATTGCCTATCCACAATGGACGGTTGATCGATACAAGCTTATGAATATCACTGTGGTTATCATGCCAGGTGAAGATATCGCTAAAAACGGTTTAGCTTTAAGACATTATGATGAAGTCTGGATCTACAACTGCATGCAACATGCTATCGATCCAGAAAAGATCATCAAGAATGCCTTTGCTGCTGCACCAATTTTAAGACTATTTGAATGGATCGATATTCCTGCCCATGATGGTCATCCTCATGAACTCACAGAAGCTAATCTTAATAAATGGATTGGTGCCAAAGGTTCTACCGTCAAATTAGCCGAGCAAGGCTGCTATGGTACTGCTTACTATGGAGTTTTTACTCAATTAAGCATATAATGTTTGGATGAAGAAAATCCGCATTGGAATAACAGGTGGTCGAGACTACGCCAACGAAGCCAAGGTTAGACATGTTTTAGACTTGGCCTATAGTCGTTTAGAAGACAAGATGTTTCTTGTGGTGGGTTGTGCTCGCGGTGCTGACAAACATGCTCGCACCTGGGCCGCTGATACTCTTCCTCCAGACCAATATGAGATTTACAAAGCCGATTGGGACACCTACGGTAAGGCAGCTGGTCATCTCAGAAACAAAGAGATGGCAACGTCCGGATTGAAACTCTTGATTGCCTTTCCTGGCGGCACAGGTACTGCCAACATGAAAAAGCAATGCGCTGATTTAGGCATCAAGATTTTGGAGATTAAAGAATGAAGTATGCAATCTTAGGTGATACTCACTTTGGATGTCGTAATGATAGCCAGCATTTCCACGACAACTTTGCTAAGTTCTATCAAGAAACTTTCTTTGCAACTATAGTAAAACTTGGTATTAGGGATATTATCCAGACTGGTGATTTATTTGACCGTCGTAAATTTATTAATTTTCAAAGTTTGAATCGCGCCCGCGAGTATTTCTTTCATAGTTTATATGATCAAAATATGCACATGATTACCTATATTGGGAATCATGATTGTTACTACAAGAATACTCTGCAAATTAATTCCCCACGGCTGCTGTTGTCCGACTACAAGAATTACATTACCATCATTGATAAACCGACAACTATTGATGGTATGGATTTTTTCCCATGGATTTGTGCAGATAATCAAGCTGAGACGAATAAGCTTATTGCTGAGTCTAGATCTCAGATAGCTTTCGGTCATTTTGAATTGACTGGTTTCGAAATGGATGCAGGTGTTCCTTGTATTCACGGTATGAACAGAGATGAACTGAAAAAGTATGATATGGTCATCAGCGGTCACTTTCATCACCGTTCAAGTGATGGACATATCTTTTATGTCGGTTCACCATACGAAATGACATGGGCAGACTTCGATGATCCGCGTGGCTTCCACATCTTCGATACGGAAACGAGGACATTAGAATTTATAGAGAATCCACACAAGATGTTCTACAAAGTAGCTTATGATGATACTAATGAAAATATCAATACGATTGATGCCAAGGACTATGCTGAATTTAAAGACAAGTATGTCAAAGTAGTCGTTAAAAAGAAAAACAGTCACATGTTGTTTGATCGATTCATCAACAACTTTTATGAACATGAACCGGCTGATTTGAACATTGTTGAAGACTTTACTGATTACAAGGTCGCGGAGACGTTGACTGATAATGTCGATCAGGCCGAGCAAACTCATGTCCTATTGGAAAAATATGTTGATGCTGTCGATATGGCATTGGATAAAACTAAAATGAAATCTGTCATGAGACAGATATACGACAAGGCACAGAATGGTAGTCTTTAAAGTAATTAGGTGGATGAATCTGTTTTCAACAGGCAATGCCTGGAATGAAGTGGTTCTCAATAAGAACGCTACTACGTTGATCGTTGGTAAGAATGGTCACGGCAAATCAACCCTGCTCGATGCGTTGACGTTTGCTCTGTTTGGTAAGCCGTTTCGAAATATCAACAAACCAAATCTTGTCAACTCAATTAATGGTAAGGGTCTTAAAGTAGAACTTGAATTTTCTATTGGTCCCAAGTCATTCAAGATTATTCGTGGTATTGGACCGAATATATTTGAAGTCTATATTGACGGCGAACTACAGAAACAGGATGCAATCAGTGGCGACTACCAGAGTCACTTAGAGAACAACATATTGAAATTTAATCACAAGGCTTTCACTCAAATTGTGATCCTTGGATCAAAGAGTTTTGTTCCTTTCATGAAGTTGAAGAGCGCAGATCGTCGCAATATTATTGAGAATCTTTTGGATATCGAAATATTTTCATCAATGAACAAGATTGCTAAAGATCAGTTTACTAAAGTCAAAGAAGATGTAATCAGCAACAAGTACAACATCGACAATGCTAAGTCTAAGATCTCATTGCATGAGTCTTACGTGAAAGAGGCCGAAAAGAACAATCAGGAAGAGATTAATCATTTCAATGATGAAATCAAAAAGCTAGAAATAGCTAATGCCGACTTGGCAACTAAAATTATTAACGTTGATGAACTCATTGCTAATACCAGTGTCGGTGACGTACAAGCATTGCAATCATTGGGTATGAAGATTGATACGAAAATCAATGACAAGAAAAAAGAATTGAAGTTCTATCAGGTCAATGATAATTGTCCATCATGTAAGCAGTCTATCAGTGAAAGTTTTCGTGAAACCACCATGAGAAATCTTCTTCAAGATATTGAGAAGCGTGAAACCGGATTGAAAGAACTCCAGGCACAATTTACTGCTATGAAAGAGAAGCAGCAGTATGTCGGTGAGCTACTTAAGCAAAAGAATGACTTACAATATCAGGTAAAGACAAACAATGATTTGATCATGAAAAACGGTAAGAAGATTCTTGCACTCCAAGCTAAGAACGTGCTAAGCGATGACATGATGAATCAAGCAAAGAAACTTCACGATGAATTGGATGCTTTCAACAATGAAAGAAATCAATTGCTGGAAGATCAGGCTTACTATCAAGCAGCGGTCGGTCTACTCAAGGATGGTGGTATCAAGGCCCAGATCATCAAGCAGTACCTTCCGGTAATCAACAGTTTGGTCAATAAGTATCTTTCTGCCATGGATTTTCACATCTCATTTGAACTCGATGAAGAATTCAATGAAACGATCAAATCCCGCCATCGAGACGATTTTACATATGATTCTTTTTCCGAAGGGGAAAAACAAAAAATCGACATTGCTTTACTGTTCGCTTGGAGGGCTGTTGCCAAGCTTAAAAATAGCATGAATACTAACTTATTGATTATGGACGAAATCTTTGATAGCTCTCTTGACGGTTTGGGTGCTGATCTGGTACTTTCAATCTTGGCCACTTTACCAGAAGGCACTAATGTCTTTGTTATAAGTCATAGAGAGTTGCTTCATGACCGTTTTAATGCCACTATACGTTTTGAGAAGCGAAACAATTTTTCAGAAATAGTCGAATTGGAGACCTAAATGCCTTTAGAAAAAATGTCAGATGGAACGGAAGTCGAATACCAGATCTATCCGCTGGTAGACAAATATGACGATGTATTGCATACGGTCACACCAGAGTTCAATTTCGAATCTCTTTCTGTCAATCCAGCCAGCTTGGCTGTTGGTCTCATTCGAACGATGATGCAACATGGTGGTGTTGGTTTGGCCGCACCTCAGTGTGGTCTACTTCATCGTGTGTTCGTTATGGGTGCCCCTAACGGTCAAGGGTACGCTTGCTTCAATCCCAAAGTTATTTCGACAACCGGTATGGTCTCCTTTGAAGAAGGTTGCCTTAGCTTTAAAGGAATGTATCTCAAGATCAATCGTCCCGACACCATTGAAGTTGAATATCAGGACATGTTAGGGAAGATTCATCGTGAAACCTTTGGTGGTTTGACCGCTCGCACCTTTCTTCATGAGTTGGATCATTTGAACGGCATTGTCTACACTAGTCTAGTGGATCGTTACACGCTTGACAAAGCTAAGTCCAAGGTCAAGACCAATTTGAAGAAATTGGAACGTCAGCGACAGGCGCATGCAAAGCAGCAGATCATTAATCAGGCAATGCAAAAAGTCATTGAAGAGCGTCGTGTTGCGGAATTGGAGAAGCAAATCAATCTCAGCATTCCTGATCTCAAGATCGAAATTCCTAGCTATGAGTCAATGAACATTGATCTTCTTGGCACAGCGCCATTGGGTGGCTAATGAAAAAGCTTGATTCTGGAAGTCGCGACAAGCCGACTCTCAGTCAAAACAAGTCCAACCTAGCCAGGTTGATGGCTACTGAAAATATCAGTGTCCGTCACCGTCCAATCAAGACGGCTAAGTTTGATTTAAAAAATCGTGTCCTTCATTGTCCCGTTTGGCAAGAGATGGACGGCAACATTTACGATTTGCTTATGGGTCATGAAATTAGTCATGCACTCAACACGCCGCTTTTGGGTTGGCATGACACGATCACCAATGACGCTAAGGACAAGTCTCGTCCTAAAATTAAAAGCTTTTTGAACGTCGTTGAAGATGCTCGAATCGAGAAAATCATCAAACGTAAGTATCCAGGCTTGCGTCGTCCGTTTGCGGAAGCCTACAAGTCACTCCATGAACGCGACTTTTTCGGAGTTTCTAGGCTTAAAGGTGACTACTCAAGCTTGCGCTTGATCGACCGTATCAATCTATTTTTCAAAGTTGGTGCCCATCTACATATTTCTTTCGACAAAGAAGAAAAGGTATTTGTTGACCGTGCTGAGAACATTGAAACCTTTGAAGAAGCTGCTCAGCTTGCTCGTGATATCTATGACTATGCCAAATTCAAAGAACCTGAGAAGACGAAGAACAAGAACGATAACAAAGGCGAAAAGGACAAGTCAAAAAAAGATAAGTCCGAAAAGTCTAAAGAGAAGTCCAAAGATAAATTTAAAGATGAAGGTGACGATGATTCTGAGGATGGTGACTCTGAGGACAATGAGTCTGGAGACTCTGACGATTCTGATGAAAACGATAGTGGCTCAGGTGATGGCACCGATGAATCAGACGATTCTGACGGTGACTCTGAGGATGGAGAAGGTGAATCAGAATCTGATGATGAATCTGAAGAGAATGATAATCAAAAACCTGGTGGTAAGAATGCCGGTAAAAATGAAGATGAGATAAACGAAGAACCTACGTCTGAGACTGACGATTTTTTTCGTGAACAGGAAAAAGATCTAGTTAATGAACATGGCGAGGGCATCCTATACCTTGATATTCCTAAGGCGAATCTCAAGACGATTATTGTCCCTCATAAGATGGTTGTCGGTAAGTATGAAACCTCTATTGTTGCTCAGTTCCAAAACAGTAATCCGCGCGGACTGACTAATGTTAAAGCACCGATGAACTACTCTGAAGTATCCAGTGGCCTCAATGCGGCTTTCCATAAGCGCAACAAAGGTTTCATTGGGATGCTCGTGAAAGAATTCGAGATGCGTAAGAATGCCAATCAATACGCTCGCCAATTGACTGCTAAGACTGGTGAATTGGACGATAAGAAATTGTCTCGCTACAAGTTGACGATGGATGTGTTTCGCAAGGTGACCACTATTACTAAGGGTAAGTCTCACGGCATGATCATGTTTTTAGATTTTAGTGGATCTATGTCAATGCTTGTCCGTGAAATTCTTGAACAAGTGTTGATTCTTTGCACTTTCTGTCGTCGTATTGGTATCCCGTTCGACGTATACGGCTTTGGTGATATACATAGCTACAATTTTGGTGTGAACTCTAAAATGATGTTTACACCTGTCAATGGTGGATTCACTTTTGGTGATAGTCATTTCAATTTGAGACATTTGATTTCTTCTAGCCTTAGCGGTAATGCGTACAAGAAAGCATTTACAATGCTCAATGTCATTGCACAGATTAGTAATCATCGTGATCGTGATCCACAATCTAGCGCATGCTTTAATGAACCTACCTATCAGGGAAACATAACAGCTTGTGGTTTTGAACTAGGTGGTACACCGTTTAACGAGACCTTGGTGGCATCTAAGTACATCATTGATGAGTTTAAGAATAAACATCACGTTGATATCACCAATGTGATTTATTTGTCCGATGGTGATGGCTATGGTGACATTCGCAATGGTGAGAATTATTCTTCTGTTCCTTACGATGAACTCACCAAGACTCGTATTGGTGTCAGAGATTTCAATTCTAAGATTGGCGTGCTAACCGACAACAAGAACATACTGTCTTACCAGACAGCACTTACCAGACTTGTTGCAGAGACCACCAATTGCCGTCACATTGGTTATTATTTCGCCACATATAGTCATATTCGACAGAGGCTAATAGGCAATGTTGATCTGAAGAAAAATATTACTGAGCATAGTAAGTTTTTGGATGCCAATGGCTACATTTCAGTACCTAACCTTGGTTATGATAACTATTATTATGTTAACACTGAGACGATGACTTATCGCGGTGATATGGGCTACTATCCTGGTTATTCTGCCGCTGATATGGGTAAGAATTTCATTGATCATCAGAAAAGGAAAATGAATTCAAAGATGATTATTAAAGAATTTGCAGCAGATATTGCAGAATAGGTTTACATTCTTAAGAATTGTGATACACTCATAAGGTCAATTATATTATGGAGAAAAAAGTGGAAGCATTAGAAATTGAGTCTGAAGCAAAAGGTCATGCGACCAAGACTTTGGAAGATGATTTCATTCCGGAAATCGATCCTCTCTATGTTCCATTTGGCTTCTTCAATGACCTTAAAAGCATCATTGAGAAGAAGATTTTCTACAGTGTCTACATCACCGGCTTGTCTGGTAATGGCAAGACAAAGATGGTCGAACAAGCATGTGCTCAGGCTAAGCGCGAGTACATCCGTGTCAACATCACAAAAGAGACAGACGAATTCGACTTGATTGGTGCCTATGAACTGATCGAGGGTAATACGGTATGGCGCGACGGTCCTGTGTTGGTTGCCCTTCGCAGGGGCGCTCTCCTATTGCTAGACGAAGTCGATTTGGGCAGCGAGCGATTGCTTTGCCTACAGCCGATCCTTGAGGGTGTCGGCTATTTTAACAAGAAGCGTGGTGAGTTCATTCCACCAGCACCTGGTTTCAATGTCATGGCGACTGCCAACACCAAAGGTAAGGGTTCAAACGATGGCAAATTCATTGGTGCCAACGTTTTGAATGAGGCGTTCCTTGAACGTTTTGCTATTACTGTCGAACAAGACTATCCGTCTGAAAAGACTGAACGTGTGATTCTTAATAACATGTTCAATTCATTGGAAACTACTCCTGGTATGAATACGGCCAAGTTTTCTGCTAATCTCGTGAAATGGGCAGAACTATTAAGACAATCATACAAGCAAGGTGCTACCGACGAAGTGATCACAACTCGTCGTTTGGTTCACATTGTCAAGGCATATTCAATCTTTAGGAATCGTCGCAAGGCAATCGAATTGTGTCTGAATCGTTTTGACGAAGAAATCAAGACAGCTTTTATGGATTTCTATAGCAAGATCGATCCAGATTTGGACAAGAAGATTGTTGAGCCTGGTGAAGCTGATGTTAAACCACTGCCTGACGACGTATCCAATGCGTCTAATGACCTCGTAGCCAAGCGTAAGGCAGCACAGGCAGCAGCACAGGCAGCAGGAGCAAAAGCAGCCTCTGCGACCGCACAGTCCAATTTACAGAACCCTACGGGCCTGGTTGTGTTTGCTGATGCAAGAAACATCGCTTCAGTCGTTTCTAAGCATAAAGTTGCTGTAGCTGTTAGTAAGCCAGACCCTAAGACAGGTGACCGCACCGTAACTGTCATGGGACAAAATGTTGTTGTGAGAGCCGGTGATATTATTAATGCTAAGCATGATTTGTTAGACGATATTGTTAAGAGAATAGTTGACAGCGTGAATGATATGGATAATGATGTTGATACTGGAGATGACGACTAAAGGAGCAATTATGAAGTAACTCAAGTCATTTAATATTAATGTAAATTAAAATTGCATAGGGTAAGAAAAGTGAAAACGGAGCATAAGAACCAGGACTTACACTGGGTGATATTGCACCGGCCCAAGAAAAGGTATTGCCAGATGCATAAAGGCGTCAGTTCCTTATAGCACTGCTCTAAACCTAGTAGATCAAAACCCAGGCGCGTCCGTGCGTCCTGGGTTTTCTATTTGACAATTAAAGCGAATTAGACAATAATAGTACCTAGAATTCTGACAACAATAAAAAGGTCCTATAATGCAACTACAGATCAGTGTCGAACAACTAAGAAAAAATAAACTTTTCATCGCAACACCAATGTACGGTGGGCACTGTTTGGGAATGTACATGAAGGCATGCCTTGACCTACAAGGAATGTGTACCCAATACGGCATGGAGAATAGGTTCAGCTTCATTTTCAATGAAAGCTTGATTACCAGGGCACGTAACTATCTTGTAGACGAATTTCTTCGTTCAGGTTACACGCATTTATTGTTCCTTGATGCTGACATTCATTTTGATCCTAAAGATGTCATTGCTTTAATGGCACTCGATAAGGACATTGTAGGTGCCCCATATCCGAAGAAGTCTATCAAGTGGGGTTCAGCTATCCAGGCAATCAAGCGCCGCAATATGATCATCTCAGAGGTCGAAAAGAAGAATGCCATTATTGGTGCTGAGAATCTAGCTTTGATGGCAGATCCTAATGCCGATCAATCTAAGTTACAAACAGCTTTGGAAGTTCCACCAGAACTAACTGTTCAGGAAATTGAACAAACAATCGGTGACTACGTATTCAATCCAGTAGCAGGAACTGCTCAATTCAATGTCGGTGAACCTTTGAAAGTAATGGAAATTGGTACCGGTTACATGTTGATCAAGAGAGAAGTGTTTGTTCGTTGGGCTAAGCAATACCCTGAGTATTCATACAAGCCTGATCATGTCGGTCAAGCACATTTTGACGGTTCACGTTATATTCACGCTTATTTCGACTGTATCATTGACCGTAAGAGATCAATTACGATAGTTGATGATCTCGGTGATTGTAAGAAAGATGATGTGATCGATGTTGGTGGCTCTGATCGTTACCTATCAGAAGATTACTTTTTCTGCCAACAGTGGCGCAATATGGGTGGAGAAATTTGGCTGTGCCCATGGATGCGTACCTTCCATGTTGGAACCTATGCTTTCCAAGGAAACATGGCAGCTGTCGCACAGTTGGTTGGAAATCTTTAATGGTTGAAAAGGCGAAGACACCCGCTAAAGGACCAATTCCTGGCGACCCGCCTCGTGCTCAAACACAAAAGGAAGTTCAGGATAGTTGGGATAAGGCTAAAAACTTTCCAGTTGCAATAGCTTCAAAGAGAGATCCTTTATGATTATAGGTTTAGTTGGTTTTGCTGGATCTGGTAAAGACACTGTTGGTGACATGTTAGTTGAAATGGGATTCAAAAAAGACAGCTTTGCCAAGCCATTAAAAGATGCTGTTTCAATCATGTTTGGTTGGGATCGAAAAAAGTTAGAAGGTACAACTAAAGAAGATCGCGCCTGGAGAGAAGTGCCGGATGAATACTGGTCTAAAGTTCTAGGTAAACCTTTTTCACCACGTTTGGCTCTTCAGTTGATGGGCACAGAAGCCGGTCGAAATGTTTTTGGTGAACCGCTTTGGACAGCATCATGTTTGAAAAGAATTGCAGATGATGCGCCAAATGACTATGTCGTCACTGATGTTCGATTCAAGAATGAAATAGAAGCATTGCATGCAGCCGGTGCAATCATTATGAGGATTAATCGCGGTCCTGAACCTAATTATTTCATGACAGCATATGATTGGAATTTAAATCACGATTCAAGTTCAGAGTTGCCAGAACTTCTTAAGAATGTTCACCCTAGTGAACGTGATTGGATTGGTCATCCATTAATCAAATGGGACATTGGAAATAATGGGACTCTTATAGAACTAAAGCGTAAAATAATAGAAATAGTAAATTTAACTAGAGCAAAACAATTAAGAGAAAGTATATTATGAAATTAAGCGCGAACTTCATTGAGTTGCTAGGCAATTTTTCCACCATCAATACTGGTATGGCTTTTAAGCCAGGTAAGGTCCTACGTACCATGTCTAAAGATAAGGACATCTTAGCCGTAGCTGAAATCACAGAAGATTTTGAAAAAGAGTTTTGCATCTATGATTTGAATAGAATGTTGGCTTTGATTTCTTTGAACAAGGTTAATCCGGAAGTTGAAGTCGAAGATGAGTCCCTGGTTTTTGTTGGACTGAATGGTAAGGGTCGTATACGTCAGCGTTTTACATCACCTTCTTTTATCATTTCTCCACCAGATAAAAGCATTCCAATTAAAAACATTGAAATGGAGTTCATTCTTGAACAGGATGTTTTCAAATGGATTTTCAACGTGTCATCAATTTTAAAGTGTCCACACATCGTCATCAAAGGTGAGCCTGGTGAAAATGTCACAATCAATGCCGTTGATATCAAAGGACAGATTGTAGATAGCGCCTACGTTACCATTGATGCAGTTGCAAACAGCAAATTTAACTTTGTATTGAGAAACGAAAATATCAAAGTTATTCCAGGTAAATATAAGGTCAAAATTTCTACTGGTGGGTTTGCGTTGTTTTCAAACATGGAGAGAAATCTTCAGTATTGGATTGCGCCAGATCCTAAGTACACTACGTTTGGTTAAGGAATAGTCATGAGTTGTAATAATTGTACTTGCGCTCCTCCGGTCGATGTCGATTTGACAGCCGATAAGCTTGTTGAATTAGAGAAAGCCCTAAAGCGTGTAATAGGTTTGATCGAAAGCGTAAACAATAGTGTACTTGATGTAAATGAATTTCTTCGTAGTAAGTATCCTGAAGATCTTGGTGACGAAGATCATAACCCAATTACTGCTTCACATTGGGTACAACGGAAATTAGAAAGAGAAAAAGAAGAACGTAAAGTTCAAAACATGATTTGGGAATTGAAGAACAGAGGATACACAGTAGAAACCCCTGTCGTTCCTGAGCACACAATTGAAAACGCTATACGGGAAGTAGTCCGAGCGAATACCATTACTAAATAATTCGGAGAATATATTATGATTGGTCAAGGTGAAATACTTTGGTCTGAGATCTATCGACCGCACAAAGTCTCCGAATGCATCATCCCCGATGCGTTAAAAGCAACATTTCAATCATATGTTGATAAGAAAGAGATTCCTAATCTTTTGCTAACTGGTTCTACTGGAACAGGTAAGACTTCTGTTGCCAAAGCATTGTGCGATGAAATAGGTGCAGATTATATCTTCATCAACGGCTCGCTTGAGAACGGTGTTGATATTCTTCGCACAAGAATTCAAGGCTTTGGTTCATCTGTATCATTCACAGGTGGCCGCAAAGTCATTATCGTGGATGAGGCAGACAATTTGACGAGCGCCGCTCAGTTAGCTTTTCGTGGTGTTATTGAAGAACTAAGTGTCAACTGTTCTTTCATTTTTACATGCAACTACAAGAATCGAATCATTGAAGCCATCCATAGTCGATGTGCTACTATCGAGTTTAAATTACAAGCTAAAGAAAAGGTTTTGATGGCACAAGCATTTAATGCTCGTGTTGGAGAAATTTTATCCAAAGAGAAAATTGAGTTTGAGAAACCCGTTGTCGGACAACTCATTAAAAAGTATTTTCCAGACTATCGCAAAATTCTCAACGAACTTCAGAAGTTTGCATCTAAGAACGGTGCAATCACAGAAGAGATTTTGTCGCAAGTTTCAGATGCCAAGATCGATGAAATGATTGGGTATTTAAAGACTCAGAATTTTGCCGGTCTTCGTAAGTGGGTAGCTACGAATTCTGATAATGATTCACTTGTCGTGATCAGGGCACTCTACGACAAAATGGAAGAGATATTTAAACCAAAATCACTTCCTGTTCTGGTTGTCCTTACCGGTAGGTATCTTTTTCAGGCCACATCTTGTTTAGATCAAGAAATCAATCTTGCTGCTTACTTGACAGAGGTGATGGTTGAATGTGAGGTAAAATAATGTCTTTGGCAAAATTATTAGGAATAAAAGAAAATCAAGAAACAAAATTTTGTCCAGAATGTAAAAGGAGTTTGTCCGTAGACTTATTCAGAAAAAGACAAGAAGGTAGGAAACAGGCTAGGGTCTACACATACTGTAGAGAATGTGAAAAGAAACTTACTAACGTTTTATTTGATTTGAAAAAAGATATTCGTCCTAAACCTGAAGCTTGTGAATGCTGTTACAAAATTACCGATGCTTTGGTTGTCGATCACGATCACGACACAAATAAAGTCAGAGGTTGGATTTGCACTCCCTGCAATGTCGGCATCTCAAGGTTGGGTGACAATCTACCAGGTGTTGAACTGGCTAGAGAATATTTAAAGAGAACTCAAAATGGCTGACCTATTCAAAGATATTATTCCTTCGCTACTTTTGACGAAAAAGTATTGCTTAGAGGACGAGAAGGATTACAACGCATACGTTGTGAACAAGGTTGTTAGTAACCATCAGGACGGCATCTTTCTTGCCGTTGAGATGAACAAGTATCCTGACCTTCCGAAGAAGGCGCAGTATGATTTCTATTTCAACGGATTGGTTTCTAAGCGAAGACCCTATGTGAAATGGAATAAGAATGCTAAGGAGGCAGATGTTGAATTGGTTAAAAAGTATTTTAATTATAATGAAACCAAGGCCAGAGACGCTTTGAAGATCCTAAATACTAACCAGTTGGACATGATTAGAAAAATTTTAGAAGCGAGTGAAGAACATGGATGATTTATTTAAGGGCGTGGGCCTAGAAGTGACTTTGACAAAGCCGGATAGTTTCAACATTATCCGTGAATCGTTGACCCGTATTGGTGTTGCTGCCAAGAACGAAAACATCCTTTACCAGTCTGCACATATTCTCCATAAGCAAGGTCGCTATTCCATAGTTCATTTCAAAGAGCTATTCGCTTTGGATGGTAAGCCATCTACAATTACCGAGAATGACTATCAACGTCGTAATACGATTGCCAAGCTTTTAGCCCAATGGGAACTATTAACAATCATTCCTGAGATTCCAGAAACCGATTTAGCTCCATTGTCTCAGATCAAGATTATCTCTTTCAAAGACAAAGCTGATTGGCAGCTTGTTGCCAAGTACAGCATAGGAACTAAGAAGAAACTTTAATATGCATAAACATCATGTGATCCCATCACATGTTACAGGTGGGATGGAGAAATCAAATTAAAAGTTGGGACGTATTTGATACTTTAATAGCTCGTCGCTATGTTCGATCTGATACCATTTGGAAAAAGATGGGTGAAGAGATCGATATACCTAATTTTGAATTCCATCGAAAGCAATGCAACTATGGTCCATTGCGTAATATCTATACTCAATTAGCCAACCGTGGCGTCATTCCGCACCATTTAATTGATCAGATGATGGAGTACGAGGTTCAATATGAAGAAGATGTCTGTTTTCCGATTAAAGAAACCATGGAACAAGTCAGTCATGGTGATCTTCTCGTTAGTGATATGTACCTACCTCCTGCTGATATCCTTCGTCTTGTTCGCTCGTGTGGATTGGACAAACAAGTCACTATTCATGCTTCCCTCGCTGACAAGCAGCATGGAGTATTCTGGAAGGCAATGAGAGGGCATCTGAGCCTAGAAAGTCACACAGGGGATAATGGGCATGCCGACATCAAGCTAGCCGCCCAGGAAGGCTTTAAAGTCGTCCATTATGTTAAATCAGAACAGACCAAAATGGAAAAAGAACTTGAGGCTAAAGGTCTCAGGGAATTGTCCATGCTGGTGCGCGAAACCAGGCTTAGAAATCATGAGCATTTTGCCGAAATCTTCACAGTCTCTAATCAGCTAAACCTTCCTTGGATTTTCGTCTGCTGTGAGTTATTGCGTAGGAAACATCCAAACAGGAAACCCGTATTCCTGGGTCGAGACTGCCAACTGTTCTACAAGATCTTTAATACTTACTTTAGTGAAGCATCTTATTACTTACCGTTTAGTCGTCGGGCAGCATACAAAGATCCTAAAGCGGCTGTTCAGTACATCAAGTCGCATGTTCCGGAAAATTACATTCTGGTCGATATCTCTAGTACGGGTAGGACTTGGAACATGATCGGACAACACCATGTGTTTGATATCGAGATTCTACATTTCGATCATCGCAATGACATTCCTATTCCAAAGAATTTTACTTGGTTTAACAAAGATTATAGTGGGAACGCCAGGGGTACCAATTTATTGTTGGAAATCTTTAATTGTGCTGACCACGGAATGATGGATGAGATTCGATTGGTCAACGGTTTACCTATAGCTAAATTCGATTCAAGCTATGAAATAGATCCAGAACACATCAAAGCTATTCATCAACCATTCAAGACTGCCTTAGAATTAAAGAAGCACTACCACATGTTGAAGTCTGAAATGGCACAGATCGATGAAAAGACTTTGTGGTATTTCTTCGATGTCTTGCCTAGGTCAATATGTGTCTTTCAAGACTCTTTGAGGGATACGACATTCAAAGTTTTCTATGAAAAACATAAAGAATATCTGACAGAATTGATGACACAATTACGTTATTAAGGCACCTTGTGCTATACTGTTAACACTTCATTAATAGGTGTTCGATGTTCCAATGGTTGCTGAACAAGCTAGAAGCTAATGGCCGAAAACTGGTGATCTACGACAGAGACGGAGTAGATCCGTATCTTACGCGCTATTACCTTGCCTATCCTGATGGCGACGCTAGGAAAGCGACTGGGGTAAGGGAAGACATCCCTTACAATACATTCCTCCATCAGTTCATACGATCAGATGATGATGTGTTTCATACACATCCTTGGGATTGGTATTTCACCGTCATTTTGAAAGGTGGTTACTGGGCGCATTCCCCATGGGGAACAAAATGGATGGGTCCAGGTACGGTTAAGTATCAAAATTGTCGAACTATGCGTCAGTGGTACAACAAAGATCTTGGAAAGAGTTTCCTACTTCCAGCAAATTTACATTGGGTTGAGATACCAAAGCCTGGTAAAACTTGGACACTTTTTACACGCGGAAAGACAATCAACAAAGGCTTTTGGGGTTTCTGGCCAGATAGAACAACAGCAGACATCGTTAGGCACGATATCTACTTAGAAAAACAAAGGATTAAAAATGGTTAATGGTTGGAGTGGAAATAACCATTCAAAAAGAAAAATACAAATTCTTACATGTGGATCTTGCGGTGATGAGTTTGAAACTAAACATCCTGTAAAATCTAAAGATGGTATATGGAGATGTAAGAATTGTAACAAAAGAAGTAATGAGTTTCATACTAAATTAACTGATGCAGAATACAATGAAATGTTTCTGAATCAGGGTGGGGTGTGTGCTATTTGTAAAAAACCTGAATTTAGAAAGATGCGTGGATCTGATGCAGTTAGAAAACTGTGCGTAGATCACGATCACGAGACTGGAAAGGTTCGAGCATTATTATGTGGTCATTGTAATACTGCTATAGGTATGTTGAAAGAAAACGTGTCAACACTAATTAATGCTAAAGTTTATTTACAAAAACATAGTGATAAAATTCCTTCTTGGGATCAATATTTTATGGATTTAGCTCTTTTGGCTTCCACTCGCTCAAAAGATCCTTCAACAAAAGTTGGTGCTATTTTGGTTAAAAATAAGAGAATAGTGTCTACAGGATACAATGGTATGCCTTTTATGGTGGACGACACCATTCCTGAAAGATGGGAAAGACCCGATAAGTATAATTTTGTAATTCATGCTGAGGCTAACGCGATAGCTTTTGCGAACGGTGTTAGGGATTTGGATGTAGTTTACACGACACTGTTTCCTTGTACCAGTTGTGCTTGTTTATTGATACAAACTGGGGTTAAAGAGATTGTGTATGACACAAAAATCAATCCTAGATTTGAAAGAGAATTTGCAATTTCAAAACAAATGTTTGACGAATCTAATGTTAAAGTTAGACCATTCGATAGAAGTTGTTAAATTGAAAAGTGTTTGGGATGATCCAGTACCAGAGCCAGTAAGTCCTTGCACTAACCGATGCGGTGTTAGCAGTGTGACAGGTTATTGTGGTGGTTGTTTTCGTAAACTGGATGAAATTGCTAAATGGGATCAAATGGAAAAAGATGAACAACTTGAAGTTCTTCGTCTTGTTGAAGAGCGCAAAAAGAAATGAAAATACATCTAATGAGCGATCTACATCTTGAGTTTTGCCGAATGCCGCCTTTACCGAGCGGTGAGACTCTTCTTTTGTCTGGAGATATCAGTTTAGCAGCATTGTGCAATCCCAATCGAACGGATAAGAAATCCAAAAGGATTCGTAAAGAATTTGAAGATTTTTTTGGTGAATGCTCAGTAAAGTTTAAGAACACTTATTACATCATGGGGAATCATGAGCATTACCATGGTGATTTTCAAACTACTTTTATAATTCTTCAAGATTTTTTGAATCGCTGGAAAAACGTTCGACTACTAAACAAAGAAACTGTTGCTTTGACGGATAAGACACTACTTTTTGGTGCGACATTATGGACAAATTTTAAGAACAGGAATCCTGTTTCTATGATTATTTCTAAACAAGGAATGAGTGACTTTTGTGGTTGTATTGTAAACGGTAAAACAGTCGGCCCGTATAGCAATTCTTTGAGATTTACACCAGAAGATTCTGTTATAGAGCATGAGGATACTCTTCAGGCATTGAAAATGGCGTTGGACGCAAACCAAGAAAAAAACTTTTTGATGATGACTCATCACACACCATCATATTTGTCTATTCACCCTAAATATGGTGATAGTCCATTGAACTATGCATACAGCAGTGATCTCAGTGAATTGATTATTGATAACACCCAAATCAAACATTGGGTTCACGGTCACACCCATGACACATTTAACTATATAGTCGGAGGATGTCAGGTTTACTGCAATCCCCGTGGGTATACAAACGATCCGAACGTCTACCCTGAAAATAGGGCGTTCGATATCAACTTTAGCTTTGAGGTAGAATAATGAATAAGAATTACACACACGTTTCTTTTGTTTTGGACAATTCTGGTTCCATGGCGCATTTACGAAATGACACCATTGGTGGATTTAATACCTTTCTTGAAAAACAGAAGGAAGATCCAGGTAAGATGACGTTTTCTCTTTACCAATTCAGCGGTGAAACTAACAGAAATAACGTATGGAGATGTGGAATACTGAATGCTGTTCCTGTTACGACTCCTTCTAGTCCTATGCCAACTGGTCAAGCTAATTCTTTTTCTATTTTTACTGCAACTAGTACAGCAGCCGGTTCTGCACAACCTCAATCTGTAAGTATTGGTGTTGCTACTACTACAGAAGGAATGATATCTGGTCCAGCTTCTATTGCATCATCTTCAGTTAATGTATCGAGCATTTTGAATTTGTCACCAACAGTGATTAGACCAGTTACAGTGATGCCAACTTATGAATTTTTGGATTTGAAGGAAATACCAAACCTTTCTACAAGCAATTATTTTTGTGATACGAACACACCGTTGCTTGATGCAATTGGTCATGCAATTGATGAAACCGGTAGACGTTTGGCAGCAATGCCTGAAAACGAACGTCCTGAAAAAGTAATTTTTGTTATTCTTACAGATGGTGAAGAAAATTCTAGTGGAACTTATAACCACGAGCAAATTACAGCTAAGATCAAAGAACAAACAGATACTTACAATTGGGATTTCTTGTTCTTGGGTGCAAACCAAGATGCTATTAAGACAGGTGGTTCATATGGAATAACTCGTGGTCGCTCAATGAGTTTGTCTGCAACCGGTGCATCATTTAGTTCTGGATACAACACTGTAAGTGAAACGGTCACAATGATGAAGTCTGCAATGAATACGAAGAATGTGAATTTTGATGAAACTATCCGAGTAGCCGTTCTAGATGGAACTTATAAGGGTAAATAATGATATTTGATAATGTAAAAGTCGGTGATAAGTTTGTTTCCAAAACAGGCACACCACCTGGGTGGATTAAGGTTACTGAACTCACCGACAATGGCTTTAAATATGAGTGTGAACCGTATAATGTATATCCATTGAGATACGGTCCCTCATTGGCTACTAGTGGTGAATTTATTTTAAATGCTGTTCCAGAAAAACTCTGGGACTGTTGGTATAGGAAGGAGTTTTACAATGAGCAGTGGGACTGGGTTGAACAAGCGTGGAAAAGGCCGAGCTAAGCGTGGATCTAAAAAGCGTTTGAAGAGATGGGCAGCGCATCAGCGTTCTATTCGTGGTAAATCGTAATGTATACACAAGTAACTGTTATTACTGCCTCAACGGGCCGTGAATCAATTATCAATTGTATTGAGTCTGTAGCAAAACAAACTGGCCCCAGTGTGGCTAAGATTCAGCATCTTATTTTTGCTGATGGACCGGAATCTAGTAAGAAATTATTTCAACACATTCCTTATGACATGATTAGTGGTCGTGACAAATATTCTTTATATAAAGATGTGGAATTAATTGAGTTACCTTTCTCTGTAGGTCAAGACCGTTGGAATGGCCACCGTATGTACGCAGCCGGAACATATCTGGCTGACGGTGAATATGTGATGTTCTTAGATGATGATAATACTATTGATGAATATCATATAAACGATTGTTTAGAAGCTATTCATAAAAATCAAACTGGTTGGGCTTATTCGTTACGCAAGATCGTAGACAAAAATGGTGTTATTCTTTGTAATGATGATTGTGAAAGTTTAGGTCCAGATTATCCAACAGTCATCAATGCAAATGATCGTCTGGTCGATGTGAATTGTTATTTTATTCAAAAGAAACTTGCTGTTTATGTTTCACCTATTTGGCACCGTAAAGCTCGTGAACCAGGAGTGCCAGAAGTTGATCGTGCGTTGGTTCATGTTTTGAATCAGGCTACTAAAGGTGTTGGTACAGGTAAGTACACGGTGAATTATACTGTCGATAGTACTAATCTTTCTGTTTCTGGTGAGTTCTTTGCTCGCGGTAACGAAATTATGCAGCAACGTTACCCAAATGGATTTCCTTGGAGAAAATAATGATCAAAGCTGGCATCTTCTCATTTTTTATGAACAATATTCCAATGGAAGCTGTTCAAAGACAGCGAGCCGTTGTAGAAAAATATAATAAAAGCGGTCACCAATTTTTTCAGTTGATGACAACATTACGTCACGGTATTTCTATGGATTGTGCATGGCATATGAACGGTGTAGATGTACGCCCAGAGTTTGCTGGTCGAATCGCCAAGAAGTATGATTTCGATGTAATGTTTTTCTTGGATATTGACGCTGTTCCATTAAACGATAAAGCCATTGATCTTTATGTGGAGCAAGCCTATAATGGAGCTATCGTTGGTAATATTCAAAGAACCAACCATATTCAAAACGGTCAACATACTTTTGTCGCACCCAGTGCAATGGCAATCAGTACGTCTACTTTTTTGACTATCGGTAAACCTTCTGCTCTGGAAACATCAAGGTCTGATGTGGGTGAAGAATACACCTGGATTTCAGAAAAAAAGGGAATCAAGGTTATTAAGTACATGCCACTCAAGTTTGAGGCAGCGCCAGATGAGGCACCTACTGGATGGGCACTTGCTGATGGAATGCCGCGATACGGTTTGGGTACGACGTTTGGTGATCCTGTGACAGGTGAAGAGACTTTCTGGCATAACTTCCAGGTTCGTCTACAGGGTCAACCAGAAAGATTTATGCGTAAATGTGATCAACTACTAAATGATGGAGATAAAAATGGCGAACAGGTCGAGCTTCAACAGCACACTTCCACGTAATTTGGGAAGGTTTATTTCTTTGAGCAAGTCACCGCTATCGACTTATAACAAAGAGCAACGTCAGATGTTTAAGGGCGCAGGCCCAGAAGGATATGAGCGTGCTCTACGCATGCTTTTTATTGACGCTCATGGTCATCACAAGGGTTTCAAGCTTCAACGTCTAGCAAGAGAAGTGGTTGCTGAATTGAAGGAAGATATTGCTAACACAACGGCAGCAGTTTCAGCTACTTAATGAAGTCTACAAATTTCTATACAAACGTCCAGCACTACGGGAATAATGTTCTATTCCGTGGTGTCGTGGATGGGAAGCGCGTAAGGAAGCGCCTTCCATATCAACCTCGTCTATATACGGTTTCTAAGAACTATCAGTCACCGTACAAGACCCTTTCTGGTCAACCACTAGACGAGGTATCTTTTGAAGATATCAACGCACACAAAGAGTTTAGGAAAAAGTATCAGCACATTCCTGGATTCAAATTGTATGGTGATAATCGTCATGAATACTCTTTCATTTCTGATTTTTACACTAATGACATTGAGTTTAAGTTCTCTGACATTGTCGTAGCCTATATCGATATTGAGGTTGGTTCTCAAAATGGATTTCCTAAGCCTGAACAGGCCAATGAGCCTATAACAGCCATCACTATCCATGTTGCCGGTAAGTTCTATGTGTTTGGTTATGGTAACGGTTCAGATCAAATGTTTACGACAACTCGTGAAGATGTCATTTACACTCATTGCGCAGATGAAAAAGATCTAATTCGTAAGTTCATGGAGCTATGGAAGAAGCATTATCCGGACATTGTTACTGGATGGAATGCTTGTCGTTCATTGCGTATGGGTAATCCCAGTGCAGGGTTCGACTTTACTTACATGATCAATCGTATGGAACGATTATTCATGGGTTCCGATGGTGAGGATTTAATCAAGCAATTATCACCGTGGGGTTGGGTCAGAAAACGCAATGTTAGAGTTGGCACAGACGAAATCTGTTATCACGAGATTTCCGGTGTCGCTATGATTGATTACATTGATTTGTACATCAAGTTTTCTGCAAACCCAAGTCAAGAGTCATACAAGTTAGATTATATTGGTAGCGTGGAAGTCGGATCAAAAAAGATCGACTATTCTGAATACGAAGATTTGTACAGCCTATTTGTTAAGAATTATCAAAAGTTCATCGATTACAACATTGGTGACGTTGAATTGGTTATGAAGATCGAAGCAAAGAATGCTTTGATCGAACAGATTGTGACTCTCGCTTACGATGCTCGCGTCAACTTCGAGGATGTGTTCTCACAGGTTCGTATGTGGGATACGATTGTCATGAACGAACTTAAGCGCAAAGGTATCATGATGCCTCCCAAGAAGGAGAATCCTAAGAGCGAACAGTTCATAGGTGGTTACGTTAAAGAGCCTAAAGCCGGTATGTACCATTGGCTCGCTTCATTCGACTTTACTAGCCTTTATCCTCATTTGATCATGATGTTTAATATCTCTCCTGAAACATTGCTTCATCCTGAAGAGTTCAGTGATCTTCTATTGGCATGGTTTGAAAAATGTAACTTTGGTAAAAATACCGACAATATCGAGTGTATGCTAGAAAAGATCTACGACACTAATATTCTTAAAGACGAGAAAGTCACGTTGACGCCTAATGGTCAGTTCTTTAGGACGAATGTTCGTGGATTCTTGCCGGATATCATGGACCGAATGTACAAAGATCGTGCTGCTTACAAGAAGAAAATGACTGAGCAGAAAAAGCTTCTTGAAAAGACTACCGACCCTGAGGAAAGATTGAAGATTGAAGCTTTGATCACAAAGTATAACAACCTTCAGGCTTCCAAGAAGATTCAGTTGAACTCAGCTTTCGGTGCCGTTGGAAATCAATACTTCCGATTCTTTGATGTTCGTTTGGCTGAAGCCATCACTACATCTGCTCGTCTATCTGTTCAGTTCATTCAGAAGAGACTTAATGAGTTTATTAATAACCGTACAGGTCAGACCAATGGTGACTATGTCATTGCTAGTGATACCGATTCGGTCTATGTCACCTTTAAGGCGATTGTAGACGCTGCGTACACGCCTGAGCAGCAGAAAGCTATGGGGCCGGGAAAGGTCATAGAACACTTGGATAAGGTCTGCGAGAAGGTTATAGCGCCTCAGGTGAAGGCTTTTTGCCAGGAACTAGCTGACTATACCAATGCTTACGAACAGAAGCTAGAAATGAAGCGTGAAGCTTTGGTAGATCGCGCCATCTGGGTCAAGAAGAAGCATTACATGTTGAACATTTACAACATGGAGGGTGTGCAGTACGCCAAGCCAAAGCTTAAGATTACCGGCATGGCAGCTATCAAGTCATCTACTCCAGGTGCTTGTCGTAAGGCAGCAAAAGAAGCTTTCGAACTTATTATTAATGGTGGAACTATTAAAGAACTTCGTGATTTCAATGAGAAGTTTCGTAAGGAATTCTTTAACCTTCCGGTACAAGATATTGCTGCACCATTGGGCATGCACGGATTAGAGAAATATGATGGCTCCAACAGTACCGAAATTATTTTTCGAAATAAGACCCCAGCACATGTGAAGGGAGCTATCGTCTTTAATCGTTGGTTAATCAGGAAAGATCTTACGAGAAAGTACCAATCTATTAAAGAAGGTGAAAAACTTAAGTACGTTTACTTGAAAGAACCCAACAAGCTTCAATCCGATGTCGTGTCGTTTACGACAGTGATTCCTAAAGAGTTTGAAGTGGACGATAGTATTGATTATGAAGCAATGTTCAATAAGAATTATCTTGTGCAAATAGAACGTGTCACTGAGGCCATTGGGTGGGAACTAGAGGAAAGAGGATCTTTAGAGCATCTGTTCCAGTAGAGTATTAACCATATTTTTGCTATAATGTTCCTTCTTATTAGAAGGAACGACTATGGAAAACAAGCAAAATAAACCAAACAAACTCCTAGACAAAATCAAGAAGAATTCAACAATCAAAGAATCAGCCATTCTGTCTGACTCAAAGTTCTTCGATAAGAAAGATCAAATCAAAACAGAAATTCCTATTCTTAATGTGGCACTATCAGCAGATCTTAATGGTGGTATCTCACCAGGTTTGACTCTTTGGGCCGGTCCATCTAAACATTTTAAGACGGCATTTCTTTTAATGATGGTTAAGGCTTATCAAGAAAAATATCCAGATGGTGTATGTTTGTTTTACGATTCCGAATTTGGAACGGGTAAAACATATTTTGATGCATTTGGTATAGATATGTCTCGTGTTGTTCATAGTCCGCTTACAGATGTTGAGCAATTGAAGTTTGATATCATGGCTCAACTTCAGGAAGTGGAACGTGGCGACAAATTATTCATTGCTATAGATTCTGTTGGTAATCTAGCTTCTAAGAAAGAAGTAGAAGATGCATTAGCCCAGAAGTCAGTCACCGACATGACTCGCGCTAAACAAATCAAATCTTTGTTCCGTATGGTTACCCCACATTTGAATCTTAAAGATATTCCAATGCATGTAGTAATGCATATCTACATGGAACAAGGAATGTACCCGAAGGCCATTATTAGTGGTGGTACTGGACCTTTGTATTCCGCAGATAGTGCATTCATCATTGGTCGTCAACAAGAAAAAGAACAAGGTGAAACTGAAATTCTTGGTTACGATTTTATTATCAATGTTGAGAAGTCTAGATTCGTCAAAGAAAAATCTAAGATTCCAATTGAAGTACGTTTCGACGGTGGCATCAGCCAATTTTCTGGACTAAAAGATCTTGCTATTGAATCAGGTCATGTAACTAAACCTAAGCCTGGTTGGTATTCGCGTGTAGACATGGAGACCGGTGAAGTTGAAGATAAGCTATGGCGCAAAGCAGACATGAATTGCGCAGAGTTTTGGACACCTATTTTGAATGATCAAAAATTCAAAGATTGGATCAAAGACACATACGCTTTGACTGGCGATTCAATGTATCAAGGCTATGAGGATCTTAATATTGAGGATGGAGACGAATAATGAAAAGATATCTTCATAAGAAATTAGAAGACATCCTCATTATTTTAAAGCTAAAGAAATATGAAAAAGATAAGTTCTTTAGGATTGCCGACGAGTATAATGGATTGCTTCCAATAGAGGTTTTAGAAGGTGCGTACAAGGGAACAGTCTTCACTGTAAAGGACATTAAAGTCCTGGATGATTACGGTAAGACCAAATTCGATCACGAAATAATCAAAAAGATTCCTGGTACGCACGCTTCTTATTACGGTGAAGAGTTTTCCAAGTTAGTGGGTGAGATTTTGTTCATCTGTATTGCAGATGCACAAACCAATTTTAATGATTTGAAGAAAGAGGTATTGAGCGATGATACGGATGGAAGTGTGTATTTTGAGGAACCTATTGAAGAACGAACCGTTTCTAAGAAAGGCCCTACCGTATCTGAAAGTTGAGTATTTTAACGAGTCTCGCGCCGAACAAATTATATTCACCGAATTAGCAAACCACGTTGAAAAATACAAGATGCCTCCGTCAACGGATGCTCTTTGGATTGCTATCAATCACCGTACCGATATCTTTGAAAGTGATATCGAACAGGTAGAGTTACTTCTAGACAATATTTCTAAAAATGAAATACAAGACGATATAGGTTGGTTAGATTTCGAAACGGAAAAGTTTTGTCAGGAGAAAGCACTCCATAATGCTATTCATGAATCTATTCAGATCATGGGTGGCAAGAGCAAAAAAGACAAAGGTAGTATTCCTCAATTATTGACTGATGCACTTGCTGTCAGCTTTGACCCAAATGTTGGTCATGATTACATTGAGGATGCTGATGAACGTTACGAATACTATCATCGTAAAAATACAAAGCTTCCTCTTTCAAACAAAAAATTCAATCTTGCTACGGGTGGCGGCTTAGAATCTAAGACTTTGAATGTCATTTTAGCTGGGCCTAAAGTTGGCAAATCATTGATCATGTGTGACTTCGCAGCCGGTTACCTTGAGCAGGGATACAATGTTTTGTACATTACATTGGAAATGGCTGAAGAAAAAATATCACAGCGAATCGATGCTAACCTTCTTGATATTACAATTAAGAATCTTGTGGATCTTCCTAAAGAAAACTATGATCGTAAAATAGCTAGTATGAGGGAAACTATTAAAGGTAGATTGATTGTTAAAGAGTATCCAACCGCAACAGCTAACGTGAATCATTTCCGTGCTTTGTTGAACGAACTTCTTCTTAAGAAACAATTTAGGCCACATGTGATTTTTGTCGATTATTTGAACATTTGTACTTCTTCACGTTACAAACCAGGAAACAACGTAAACAGTTATACCTACGTTAAGAGCATAGCTGAAGAATTGCGTGGTCTTGCCGGTGAAATCAAATGTCCTATCGTTAGCGCGACTCAGATCACTCGTGCTGGCTTTAAAGACAGTGACCCTGACATGGATGCTACTTCTGAATCGTTTGGTCTACCGGCCACTGTGGATGAATTATGGGTAGTCACAACAAATGATCAACTTCGTGCTCAAAACCAATTAGCAGTCAAGAAGCTGGCAAGTCGATCTACTGATGTGAATGAAAATCAACGTTTCTTAGTTGGTGTTAACTATGGAAAGATGAAGCTTTACGACATTGAAGATTCTGGTCAGACACTCAACCAAGACATTGGTTACCAGCAGGTTACACCAACTAGAACGGGTGGCAGCATGTGGGACAAGTTTAAGAATATAGGTAACAATCAAGATGTTGATACTGAGACTGGAGAAATTGTATAAATCAAAGGATGGAAACAGAGAAATCTAGAATCATTCTTCTTTCGGATGTTAAAGAACAACGCGAACGCCAGTTGAAGGAGTTAGCTATGTACCTTAAGAAAAAAGAAGAGTTGGAAACAAAACTGGAGTATATCCGTAGGGATCTTCAGCTAACTGAAACTATCATCAAAATGATCCAATCTGAAAACTCAGCCAATAGTGTCAGCATACGTTCTTGATCATATTTTAATAGTATAAATACGTTAGTTAATAACAAAAGGAAATTAACATGTTAGGTTTAATAATTACAGGTGTTTTGGTCCTAGCCGCTGTTGTAGCTTACAAGCTATGGAAGTCAGGTAAGGTAGTAACTGGAGCAACAGTTGTTGCTGGTGTTGAAGCTGACGTTAAGGCAGCAGCAACCGATGCAGAAAAGGCAGTTGCAAACACTGTCGTCTCAAAGCTTTAATCGAATAACGATAACTAAAAGACAATAACAAAATTAGCCGGGAAACTTGTAATCTCCCGGCACTTCTTCACAGAGTAGGAAGCATGGAAAATTATAATGCAGTATTTCTAGTAGGCGGTCCTGGTTCCGGTAAGGATTTCCTATTACGCACGGCTCTTAAAGAGTCTGGTGCCACAGAGTTTCCTTTAGCGAAACTCATTGACGCAATCGCCCATAACAAAAACGTTGAAACTATAGATGGTAGACCGTTGATCGTTAATGGCACGGCTGAATCTTATACTCACGTTCATACATCAAAAGCAGTCCTTGAAGCGATGGGCTATCAGACTGCCATGGTCTTCGTATACACAGACAATCAAGCATCTTTCCTACGTTCAGGAAACATCCTCGAATCTCGTCGTGCATCCAGGTACGAAGAATCCATCAAGTCAATGCACGAGTTTAAGGATCTATTCGGAGAAGGGTTCTTCCTATTCGATAATTCTAACGATTTTGTAAAAGCCAATGAAGAAACTCAGGCGCAAATTGTTTCTTGGCTCCAAGAATTGAATACGTTGGTTGAAGGGTATTTTGAAAAGCCGGTAATGGGTATCCGTTCCCCAAAAGTACCTAAGCCAGTTGGTGGTGAACCTAAGGGTGGCCATGACGTTCCAGCTGGCTATGAACGAGTCAAAGACGGATCATTCAACGTTCTACGAAAGAAGAAACCTGTCCCATTAGAAGGTCAAAACGATACATCTAATATTCGTGAAGATGTTGATATTTTATTTGAAAAAGAGTTTCCAACAATTGTAGACATGATTGCCCAGAAGAAAGACAAGAAAGGTGTTTCTCAGGGCGACAAGTATAAGGGTGGTATCGCTGTACCAGGAAACAAAGCAACCTCTCGTGAGGTAGTTGAAAGTGCCGAGAAACATCTTATTACTTTTAGCCACAACAACTGTTCATACCGTGTACACAAATTAGGTTGCCCAGCAGCAAAAGAAGGAAAGCATAGAACAGTTTGGGAGCATGAAGGTGACGCACATAGTGCGCTTCAAGCTTGCCATAATGACGAATCAGAGAAAGCTGGCAAGCCAACCAAAGCTAATGCTGCTATCTGTAAGTGTGCTAAACCAGTCAGTGAAAGCAATCAAGAAATTAAAGTAACTCAGACCCAAGCCAAAGGTGTGAAGTATCGTAAAGATCGTCCAGCGAAAGGTGCAAGACCACCTGGTGATTATTTTGACGGCAGGATGGGCGCAGTTCCGAGCGGTGGTATCGGATTGACAGCTTATAAAGAAGAAACCACTCCAAAATCATTGAAAGATATTCGTAGGAAATAATATGACCGAAAAAACACTCCAAGAACTAGAAGCGTACCACAACAGGTTGGTTCATGACGTACAACGTGTCAATGCAATCGATCCAGGTGGATTGAATCGTAATACACCATTGGTTCGTAACCTTAAGGCTGTAGAAGAACAAATTCGCCAGAAGAAGAATGCCAACAACACCTAAAAAATTAGCTGACATTCGTGGTCAAGCAATTAAAGACCAAACGACTGATCTTGACAATGTAAAATCATTCTCTGCTGAGGGAAAGGATTTTCGTGGTCTAAACAAAACAGTCAGGGTACCTTTTCCCAAGCCAAAAGTGACTCCTGGTGATAGGACTACCTATCCCGGTTCAGCACCTGATAATGGTAGACTTAAAGAATCGTCTGACGATTTGATGACCAATCATCGTGCAGACATGAAAAAGATCAAAGATCCTAAGGTGAAGTTGGATAACACTGTTAAAGGTTTAAAGCGTCGTATGAAGAACTCAGGTGGTAATTCATTGTTGAAGCCACAGGCAGAAGCCTACGACGGTGGAGCACCAAACACTGGAAATAACAATTATGCTCAGTCACTTCCAGTCCCAGCAGGAACAAAGAAAACCAATATGAACAAGAAGTTACGTAGAGATACTATACCTAATGCTAGCACGACTTATGAAAGTGATGTTATAATGTCGCTTAGTGACTTAGATTCAATTTTCGAAGAATTCATCAACGAACAAGACCCTTGTTGGAAAGGGTATAAGCAAGTTGGTGAAAAGGAAAAGAACGGCAAGAAGGTACCTAATTGCGTTCCTGTGAAAGAAGAATTGAAGGTCGGTGAAAAGGAAGATGTTGACGGCAACAATGAAGCCAAGAAGGTCCGTGGAACGAACGCTAAAGGCCCAGGAACCGGAAAGGTTGCTCGTAAGTACCTTGGCAAGGTTCGCGGTACAACGGCTACTGGAAAGCCAGCGCATAGGATTATCACTGAACCTGTTATTGGTGAGAAAGATAAAAATTGGAATAAGACGACTCCAAGCGGAGACCGTAAGAAATAAGAGGTTATATTATGATTTTGTATGTGGATATGGATGGTGTGTTAGTGGATTTTCATAAGGAAGCTTCCAGGCGAATCGGTTACGACATCGACGGAAAGGAATTTGAAGATTTTGGGCAGAATAAGAGAAATCAAGCTTATTCTGAAGCATGTGACACAGTTGAATTTTGGTCTCAGCTTGAACCTATGCAGGACTATGATGAATTGTGGGGTTTCGTCAAATATTGGAACCCTCATATTTTGACGGCATACCCTCAATGGGGTAAATCTGCTATTGAGGTTGCTATTAAAGGAAAAAAGATTTGGAACAAGACTCACATGATGGTTCCTGATAATAGGTTTCATGTCGTGGCTCGTGTCGAGAAGCAAAAGTTTGCCCTAAATAAGACAACGATGTATCCCAATGTTTTAATTGACGATAAGGATAAAAACATCGAAGAATGGATCAAAGCTGGTGGAATCGGAGTCCTTCACATTAGCGCAAAAGATACGATTAGACAGCTTGAGGAAATTGGATATACGAAATGACAGAGTTTGTAAATAGTCAACCAGAATTTTATGACGAGACAACAGATGTTCATAGATTGAACACTTTGCTTGACGACATTACTGCTAAGCGTTTTGTCGCTCCGATTCTTTTTGTTCAAGCTGTTCGCGGCGCTCTAGATCTTCACGGTATTACTCTTCCTCATATTGACATTGAAGGTAAAAACGGCATGACCCCAGAAGAGGGTCCAGCTATTTTAGCCGGTGTTACTAATCCTCTTGCTCCTGACATGTATGCAGCACCTTTTGATGGTGAATACATATTTCATGTCGAGGACGCGCATGGTGATATCAGTGACATTTATTTGTACATGGTTTGCGATAAAGATTTTGAAGGTTTGTTTGAATGTTATGCACAGTTAGTCAACGAAGATGAGTTGTCTGAAGTCATGGAAATTGCTGATGATCGAGAGTATCCAGAAATTCCTGATGAAACACCGGCTCAAGTTATAGCTCGTAAGACCAAAGGTGAACGTGGTTTAGATGATGGTCCACCAGACGTTTAAGTTGAATTTTATATGATCAATGACTTGACTGACGAGAATTACATTCTTTATGCAGCTAAAGCTTACGAAAAACCGTTTGCTATACAAGCTGAGTTTGATGAAGATTTGAATAGAATTTTGTACATCAAGCGATTGTTGACTAAGTATCATTCAACAGGTTTGTTGAAAGAACGACTTTTGTTGAATCATTTGATTATATTTTATAATGTTTTTGGGATCGAAGCATCATCCAAATTACTTTGGTTGAAGTTAGATCAAAAAGATTGGCAGGTCATTAAGCCTTTTTTGTTGTTTTTGAATTTGCTACCTAAGCAGATCCAAGGTGTTCGCGGATTGACCATTGAAACGGACACCATAGGGTTGGATCAGAAAGTAGTTGAAATTTTAAGAGCATTAAACAATGACCGAAATAAAGCAAAAGATTCTAGGCAAGACAGCCAGTAAGAATTCCTCTCCTGTTTCTAATAAACAGAAAGCACAAAATACTCAAGCCGGTGGACCTACCATTGGTGGTGTAGCTGGTGTCGGTAAGCAAAAGACTGTCACTCGTCCAAATTCTTCTCGCCGCCCTAGTGTAGTCCACGGACACACTACTGGACCATCTCCAACTGGTATTGGTGAAGGTAAAGAGTCTGAATATTCAGCAAATCGTCAATTACAAAACACAGTAAAGTCTAAAATGCAGCACAAACTAGACCCTAAGAACAAGGGCGGTGGTGATGATTATTTTTCATACAATGCTAAGAAAACAAATGTCAAAGAAAATGTTGCTATGTCAGTAGGTGGTGGCGCAGTAGCCGGTGTTGCACCAGCAGACGCAACAACTAATTATGCTTTTCAGATCAAAAAGAAAATTAAGAAAAATTCTCTTGAGCGTTACAAGAAATGAATAGCCCATTAGTCGTAGCTAATCTACGCTCATTAATTCAATCAACTCTTACGCCAATCGGTTTATATTCACCTAACGCCGAAGAACTTTTGTTAGCTACTTGTGCTAATGAAAGTAATTTTGGCATGTATCGCGTTCAGGGTGGTGGTGGACCGGCTCGTGGAATCTTTCAAATGGAAGCTGAAGATTTTAACGATATTTGGACAAATTACCTTGCTTATCACGCAACTCTTGCTTTTCAAATCAAGAACTATAATGGTGGGCATCAAGGCACAGCTGACGACATGATCTATAATGATCCATATAGTGTTTGTATGGCTCGTATCCATTACGCACGTAAACCTGGCGCATTGCCGGATGCAAACAACATAGAAGCTATTTGGGCATACTATAAACAATGGTATAACACCCCACAAGGCGCTGCTACCCACGATACTTTCATAGCAAAGTACAACCATTACGTTCTGGGTCAGTAAGTTACGGGACCCTAAATAACTCCTAGATTAGGAGTTGTCATGTTTCGTTTATCCAAGCGTGTTATTAAAGATATTGTTACCGAAAAAGACGGTATATCATTCGATCCTGCCCGCATTTTGTGGGTTATGGGCACGCTCCTATTCTTTGGGCTAGTCATTTACACCACAATTTTATTACCATCATCATTCAACATGATCAATTTTGGTATGGCATTTGGTGGCATTCTTGCCGGTGGTGGCGCATCTATTAAAATTAAAGAAACGACAGAGCAACCATTATCAAATGGTGGTGATCAGGTCACTTCTGGTACGGAGAAGACATGAGTATCTTAACTACGCTTCTTAAGGACGGTTTTGGCGCAGCTATCAAACTGATCCCATCCTACTATTTGATCGGTGCTGGAGTTATCCTATTGGGTGGTTTGCTACTTTGGGGTAAAATTTGGTTTCATAACAAGGTTGAAGCTGAAGCACAAAAAGAGATTAACGCTTACATCGTTCAAAAGAACAAGGACGATGCTGAATTACATGAGATATCAACTGGCGTAAACACTAAAGTACAAATTCAATACGTGGATAGAGTCAAAGTGATCACTAAAGTGGTTCATGACAATTCCGATGTTATTACTAAGAATGTTCCAGATATCAAGACTATCCTTAGCGAAGGTTGGGTTAGTTCGTTCAATTCATCCGTTCAAGGTCTAAACATTGATCCAACGGCAGCTGCTAACACAACACCTTCTGGAGTTTCAGCTGTTGATGCGTTGAACGTCGATAATGCCAACTATGGTATCTGTCTTCAATACAAAGCAGTCGCACAAGGCTGGCAGGATTGGTACACGAAACAACAAGCCGCTGTAGCTGCACAGAACAAGAAGGACAAATAAAATGAAAGGTCGTATTTTTTACTGGATGGTTTTTTCAATCTTGTTTTTGAGTTCTATCACAGGTTGTCAGACAACTAAACTTGTCCCTGTGTATACGATGCCAACGGCTCCTGCCAATTTGTTAGCACCATTACCAGATCTACAAACTATTAAAAAACCTGGTGACCCTAATGCCAAGTAATGAACTAGAACGCATTCATACTTTGGAGACAGGTGTTGCTGTTCTAAGCAAAGATAGTTCCATTCAAACCAAATCATTGGAAAAAATGGAAGATGTAATCGATAGGGCAGAAACCCATATCGAGGCATTGAATCGTAATATCATTATCTATGAGGACCGCTTAAGGACACAGGAAAAAATAAACATGAATGTCGAACAATCTCTTAAAGATATCAACCAAAAGCTTGATAATTTCATGGTTGAAATTGAAGAGAAAATCGATAACCAGGACGAGAAACGTAGGGAGTTCCTAGAGGAACTTAAGAAAGATCTTATTGTTGAAATTCAGGCAAGCGCACCAAAACCTGAAATAGTAGATCCTAAAGATGATGGAAAGTTCAAAGTCTTTAAATTTCTTGTGGACAATTGGAAATACATTGCTTTTGCAACGGCTATCCTTGGTGGTTTGATGTTCCACAAATGGGGATTGCTGACATCATTGTTAGGTATAACTGCCAACGGCTAATTGAGTATTAAAGAAATTTATCATATCATGTTGTGATGAGCCTATATCTTGATCGTAAATACCTGCTTTTAACTTCTGCAAGACTTCAACTTTTCAAAGAAAAATCTACAGACCTATACAACTTTCGTTGTCCGTTTTGTGGTGATTCTAAGAAAAATGCGTTGAAGGCTCGCGGCTACGTATTCAAGGCTCAGGACTATAACGGGTATGGGTACAAATGTTGGAACTGTAACGTCAGTACCAACTTTCACAATTTTCTAAAATTTCTAGATCCATTGATGTACAAAGATTACGTCATGGAAAAATTTGAAGCAGATGGTAAATATAATGTAGTTGGGCAAACTCCTGTCTCTGAACCAACAGAAGAATTGAAATTAGATCACAATCCAGTTGGATTACATCATATTGATCTTCCTAGAATAGTGGATCTTCCTGAAGATCATTTTGCTCGTGCCTACATCGCGGCTCGTCAAATTCCAGTTGAATTTTGGGAAGAGATTTTCTTTGCTGATGATTTCAAAATGTTTTTGGATGAAACTTTTCCATGGCACGGCAAAGATAAAATAAAAGAAAATGATCCTCGTGTTGTATTTTTCTACACTGATAGGGCAGGATACATTGTGAACGTGTGTGGACGCTCATTTCAGGCCGATCCAAAACAGAGATACCTTAAAGTAAAAGTTGCCGAATATCGTAAGGTATTTAATATAAATCGAGTTGATTTTGGGAAGAAAGTTTATCTTACCGAAGGCGAGTTCGATAGTATGTTTTTGCCTAACGCAATTGCTTCTGGTGACTCTAATTTGAATGGTACAGCTAAATGGGTATACGAAACTTTTGGTGTTTATCCGGTGTTGGTATTCGATAAAGAGCCACGTAACAAACAATTGGTTAATATCATTGAAGATTCAATTGACGAAGGTTTTGATGTGTGTCTTTTACCTGAATCGTTTCCAGGCAAAGATATCAATGAAGCATTTCTTTCTGGAATGACTACTTTACAAATTCAAGAAATGATTGATGAAAACACTTTTAGAGGATTAGAAGCTCAATTAAAAATGAGTTCTTGGAAAAAATGCTAAAACAAATAGTCAATCCCTTTGTTTATGAAGAAGTAGAAAATCTTCAGCAAGTTGCTCCAACTATTACACCGTGGTTGCATACTACGTATTCGCAAAAATACGAGGATATAATCGTGATGTCTTTGTTAGATGCTTATGCCATGAGAAGCGGCCCACTGAGTTTTGGTTATGTGGAGATAGGTGCAAATCATCCTATAGCAACTAGTTCAACTTATCTTATAAGACAGAAATACGGTTCTCGTGGAATTTTAGTCGAACCTAATCCTAAACTTGCTGCTGATTTAAGAAAATTCAGAGAAGGTGATACGGTTGTCGAAGCAGCATGTGTTGCTGATGATTCTACTCACATGGATATGGTTATTTGTGATGAAGCTAATGAGTTATCTAGTACAGATCCAGATTTTATACAAAGATTCATGAACAAGGGTTTGAAATCTTTTGAAAGAAGAGTGAAAGCCGTTAACATTAATGAAATTATGGAAATGGCTAATAACAGGTATCAATTGTTCTATCTGTCGATAGATGTTGAAGGTCCAGACGTAGAAATTTTGGCTGCGATAAACTATAATGCTTATAGGCCATTCATAATTCAGATCGAAGTCAGTGAGACTATAAAACCTGGAAATGGCTTAAAAATAAGGCAAATTATGGAGAGTACTGGTTACTTGTTTATAGCTAACACCTACATCAATTATGTTTTTATTGATGCCGAAAGATTATAAGGAATGAAGATGCAAGACAAAATTGAAGTATTGAATGGCGGTTACGTTCGTTTAGTTGATCACATGGGTAATGATTTATCTATAGTTCGTTCTGCTCGCGTATCATACGACGCTGATTGGCGTGAACCTGAAGGTGATGAAGCTATTGGTAAAGATGCTAAGCTGATTCATTATTTGATGAAGAACCACCATACATCTCCTTTTGAATCTGTGACATTTACGTTCGAAGTAAAGGCACCAATTTTTGTGTTTAGACAATGGCATCGTCATCGCACATGGTCATACAATGAAGTCAGTGCCCGATACACTGAATTAGATATGGGTTACTATGTTCCTGAATTGGAGCAGATCACTACACAATCATCATCTAACAAACAAATGCGTACAAATGAACAAAACCCATTTGCTGAAATGGCTAGGATTATGATTGATACTCAATGTAATGCAGCTTTTGTAGCATACAAAGGTATGATCGATAGAGGCATTCCTCGTGAGTTAGCTCGTGGTGTTCTCCCTGTGAATTCTTATTCAAAAATGTTTGCTACTGTAAATCTTCATAATCTATTAAACAATTTTATCGTTCTTCGTGATCACGATCATGCCCAACATGAAGTGAGAGTTTATGCTCAAGCTATGAAAGAATTAATTAAGCCAATTGTTCCAGTTACGATAGCTGCGTTCGATGAGTTGAGGAATCAATAACTTCCATCTTAATTTTTTCACGCACCTATATAACCATCACCAAAACAATACAAAGGAACAATCATGGCGGTTGAGTTGCCTACCATTTATCAACAGTTTATTCATGTCGGTCATTACGCTCGTTACCGCGACGATTTAGGAAGAAGAGAAACCTGGGAAGAAACTGTAGATCGCTACATAGATTTTTTTAAGGCTCGCACCAAAACAGGTTCAAGAAAGATTCCATGGGACGAACTTCGTTCAGCTATTTTGAATCTTGAAGTTATGCCATCTATGAGATCTTTGATGACTGCTGGTCCTGCTTTAGAGAAGGATCAAGTTGCTGGTTATAATTGCTCATACCTTCCAATCGATAGTCAAAAAGCATTTGATGAAATCATGTATTTGCTTAGCTGTGGTTGCGGTGTTGGATTTAGTGTTGAATCTCGTTACACAAATAAACTTCCTGAGGTACCAGATGAACTCCACGAAACAGATACCACCGTTGTCTTTAAGGACTCCAAACTTGGATGGGCATCTGGCTTTCGTGAATTTATATCACTCCTATATTCTGGAAAGATTGCGAAATGGGATGTCAGTCTCTTGCGCCCAGCTGGTGCTAGGCTCAAAACTTTTGGAGGAAGAGCTAGCGGACCAGAACCATTAGTGGATCTTTTGAAATTTGCGATCATTTTGTTCAACAAAGCTAAAGGTCGTAAACTGACGCCAATTGAGTGTCATGATCTTGTCTGTAAAGTTGCTGATGTAATCGTGTCCGGTGGTGTCCGTCGTTCTGCTTTGATTAGCCTCACTGATTTGAATGACGATAAAATGCGTCTATCCAAGTCAGGTAACTGGTGGCTCGATAACAATCAGCGCGCACTTGCCAATATCAGCGCAGTCTATGAAGATAAGCCGGATATAGGTACGTTCATGGCTGAATGGTTGGCTCTTTACAATTCTCATTCTGGTGAGCGAGGAATTTTTTCTCGTAAGGCATCACAGCTTATTGCTGCACAGTATGGTCGTCGTGATCCGGATATAGACTACGGTACTAACCCATGTTCTGAAATCATTCTTCGTCCATATCAGTTTTGTAACTTGACCGAAGTGGTTGTTCGAGCAACTGACACCAAAGAAGACTTGTCTCGTAAGGTGCGTTTGGCGACGATCCTTGGAACATTGCAGAGTACGGTATCTGACTTTCGCTACATCAACAAGAAGTGGAAAAAGAACACCGAAGAAGAAAGATTGTTGGGTGTTAGCTTGACTGGCATCATGGATCATTCTTTATTGAATGGTAATGATTATGGCCCGTTTCCTGGTGCTGGATTGACAGGCCGAATCAACGCAAACCTTGCTCCGACATTGAAAGATTTGCGTGAATTAGCAGTGAAGACCAACATTGAATTTGCTGATTACTTGGATATCGAACATTCAGCAGCTATTACATGCGTCAAGCCATCTGGCACTGTCTCTCAGCTGGTTGATTCTGCATCTGGAATTCACCCACGTTACGCTCCGTACTATATACGTAGAGTAAGACTTGGAAAAACCGATCCACTGGGTCAGTTCATGATGGACAACGGTTACAAGGCTGAAGAGGATTTCTACAACAAGTCTTCATGGGTATTTTCATTCCCAATGAAAGCACCTGAAGGTAGTAGATTTGTTAAAGATATGACTGCTATTCAGCAGCTTGAACATTGGCTTGTTTTTCAAGACAACTGGTGTGAACACAAGCCATCAATAACCGTATATGTTGGTGAAGATGAATGGCTAGAAGTTGGTTCTTGGGTTTACAAACATATTGATAGATTATCAGGTGTTTCATTCTTGCCAAGAGACACCGGTACTTACCGTCAGGCTCCGTATGAGGAAATTGATGAAGCCAAGTACAATGAATTGTTAGCTACTCAAAACGTTAATTTTGATTGGAAGCAATTCAAAGAAGAGCAAGACAATACTGAAAATACAAAAACACTTGCATGTGTAAGCGGTGTTTGCGAACTTTAAGGATAAATTATGGCAATTGAAAAGAAAAAGAGTCTCAGCATCATCTGTGAGAATTGTGACTCAGAATACACGATTAGGTTTGCTAAGCATGGTGTCTCTGGTGACCCATCACATTGTGCATTCTGTGGTGAAACAATTGAAGAGGCAGATAACGCTGACGAAGACGAGGAATTTGATAGTTATCGTTCAGACGATGACGAATAAGATATCTTTCGATTACTCTATGACTTCACCGGCAATGTGCATCGCTCCAGATGCCACATGGGCCAATGCTAAGATCTGGTTTCTTTCTGACAAGAAAAAACATGAAGATGTGTTCTTGAACGGTAAGATTATCGGATCTCAGCATTTTGATTGGTTTACACCAGAGCAACGTCACAACAATATCAGTAACCATTTCATCAGGATTGCTAGCAAGGAAGCTGCCAATGCTGAAACCTACATTGAAAATTACAGTATGGGTTCGAAAGGAATGGTGTTTCAAATTGGTGAAAATACAGGACTTCTAAAACACAAACTATGGACGCTTGATCACAAATTATTTTTAGTCCCACCTACAGTCTTGAAAAAATTTGCTACCGGTAAAGGCAATGCTGATAAAATCCAAATGCACGAAGCTTTCGTCAAAGAAACCGGTGCGGACTTATCAATTCTAGGAAAGCCAGGAACCAATCCAACATCTGACATAATAGACGCCTGGTACCTGATCAAATACGCCTTTACTATTAAGGAATCAAAGTAGATAATAGGGTGACTTATTAAGGAGATCCTATGTCCACCAAGATCAACGCTTCTCAACTCGGTCAACTCCTACGCAATGCTCAGGTAACCGTCGTATTTACGAAGCAGGACGGCTCAGAGCGGTTTATGAAGTGTACCCTACAGAACGCCTACCTTCCGGAAAAAACCGTTTCAGACAAATCTGAGGACCTTTCAGATCTTGATGCAAAAGCAACCACATTTGTGGTCTGGGATCTTGAAGAAAATGATTGGAGATCCTTTAAGGTCAATTCGGTCAAATCCGTAATACTTGCTGGGTTCCAATATTCCCCAGCGAAATCAATGCTCTTGGGGTAATATCGTAAATAGGGTATTACCCATACGAGGCAACCCCTGATGTTAACTATTAAAGGAATAGATAATCATGAAGAGCGTGCCTATATCCGTGAGTTTGTGGCATTTACTTTAGGCCACTTGGTGTCCAAAGAAAAACTTAAAAAGGCAGATATTAAACTTACTGCTATTAATATTTCAGATCTACCTGTTGATCAGCAAGAAGAGTTCGAAGAATGTAGTGCTTGGATGGGTGATGAAGGTCGAGTCAAGGGACGTAGAAAGTTTACAATCGACATCAACAAATCATCTATCAAATCATCAGGAAGTTTGCGTTATAGGATGCGCGATTTTCTAGTGATGCTTTCACACGAATTGGTCCATGTGAAGCAGTATTTGAATGGTGAATTGTTTGACTATGCGAACGGGATTCAATCTCGCTTTCACGGCAAGCTGTATCTAGTTTCAACATCCAAGACAATGGATTGGGATTATTACAATTCACCTTGGGAAGTCGAGGCATACGGTCGTTCAGAAGGTATTTACAACATGTTCTGTGCATACAGATGGGAAAATTAAAGGAATAAACGTGAAAGAATTTAGTTATGTTGCCACATCAAATACGGTGTGGACTTGTGTGAATTGTAACTGTTATATAACTTCAGAAGAAAGTACCGGCTGGTTCGACCGAAACGGTAAGCCAGTATCAATTTTTACCCCATCTAGCCGATATTGGGCACCTGGTTCTAAACCACCAATGACGACAGCAGTCTACTGTCGCGTAGAATGTGTCCCTAAAGCCAATAATGAAAATCCGGTTGGACTATGAATATAGCTCGACAATACGTTACGGCAATGTTGTCATTAGCTTTCTTTTTCATCATTGATTTTTTTATCACAAGAAACATCATTTCAATTGCTGGATTTGATGCCGAAGCCAATCCAATAGATCATTGGTTACTTACAGTGTTTCAAACTGTCTGGGTGCTATTAGCTTGGAAAATTTTTACTTTATGGGCATTGTTTGGCGCGGTTATATTGGTTTACTACCGTTCAAATCGTAGAACTAGAGATTTTGTTGTGTATGCGCTATGGGGACTTGTTGGCATCACAATTATTGTTGATCTGTGGAGCATTCATGTTATGAATGTTGTGTCTTAAGAAACTATAGCGCAGAATATTGATTCAATTATGGAGATTACATGATTCACAATGCGAAAGAAGAATTGATGGAATGTTTGGCCGAGGAATGTTCAGAGGTCATTAAAGCTAAAAGCAAGATCATGCGTTTTGGTGAAACACCTGAAAGAATTGCTCATCTCAAAGAAGAAATCATGGATGTTATAGCCGTAGTTGCTATGTTGTTTGAAGAAATGCAAATTTCTCCAGAAGAGGAAGAAAAATTATATCGATTAGGTGAGGCCAGCATGAAGAAGCGTGATAGTTATATGAAATTCAAACCAAAGGTGCGTCACACATGAAAAAAGAAATGACTCTGAATGAATACCAGGCTTGGGTCGCAAGCATGTGGACTGACAAGAAAAAGAAATTAAGTTTGGCTGATGACTTTGTCATGTCTTTAGGTCTTCCAGGTGAAGCCGGTGAAGTCACAGAACTTCTTAAAAAAGCGCAGCGTGATCAAGGATCTGTCACTAAAGTTGACAAGAAAAAGTTGATCAAGGAATTAGGTGACGTTCAATATTATTTGATGATGATTGCTTATCGTCATGGGATCGAAGGGCAGGAAATTATTCGTGCTAATGTTAAAAAATTAGAGGAACGTTACAAGAACCGTCGATGATCATATATACTTAATAACCCTGAGGATTCCACATGAAAACACTAGCTTTATTTGCTCTAATTTCGCTTTTTAGTTTCGGAATCGCTCAAGGTCATGTCCAGAAAGAATCTACCGCTAAGACCATCGAAGAATTGCCTAAGGATGCCGTTCCGAATGGAAACGATAAGTTCTTTCCGCTCTACACGGACTCTAATGGTGTTTTAATTATTGATGTCACAAGTATTAAGCTTGTTGATGGTAAAGCTAGTTTCTTTATTTCTCTTGTTACCAAGAGAGATGACGAAGTAGAAGTTGTAGTTACAAAACAGCAAATTGATTGTGTTGCTATGAAGAGCACCTATTTGTACATCTACATATTTGACAGAGACGGTAAAATTTTAGCTTCAGATGTAAACCCAGATGACACAATTGTAATTACGCCAGGAACTAGAAGTGCTAGTATTGCTAGCGTAGTTTGTAAGGCACCGGGAACGCCGACAGCCCCAGTTGCCCCTCAAAAGAAGCATTATCCTGCCGGAACAGAAACTGTTTGACTTTAGATTAGAAGTGTTTTAATATATCAACCATGGAAGTTACAGACGCATCTAACCTTGTGGAAGAACTCGGTTGTTTCTTCAGATACGATGAGACCTTAAAGGCTTATTGTGTTTATGTAGGACAATCATGGGCTTACATCAAACCAGAGAATCTGGAAAAATTGGAAGATAAGCAGTTTGTACGATTTTTAATTGGATTTATGGCTCAGGAGGCAGAAGACTTGGCTAGAATCGGAGGTCCTGTAAAGCACTAATATGGCTTTTAGAGACGAAGACAAAGATGATTTCACTAAGCCGTCACGACAAAATCGTGGCAGCAAAAAGACCAAGACTCGTAGTAATGAGGTCCGTGTTCCAAAAGAACCATATCGTCGTCAACGGTTTACAATGAACGACGTTCTAGGGGATCACGATTTTGATGAAGAGGATGACTATTAGAAAATAAATTTTCTTAATAGTTAGTCTTTTCGAAATTAGAAGATAAATATGAGACTTGCTATTAAAGATTAAATAATCTAAGATAGTAAGCATTAGAGGTAGTAGAAGTATCTCAGGCAGATAAGCCTTCGAACCGAAGAGGTTCAGCTGTATCCCCGCTTCCACTACGCAACTCGTGCAACGTTCTTGCACGCTAGGCACGCGGTCACTCCTTCCCATGGAACCGCTGGAACAAGATTACAAGGCCATCGCTTGCCAAAGCGTGGCCTTTTTACTTTGGAAGCTGGAAATCCGTCGAGGAAACTCGTGAAGCCAGCATCAATTTCTCAAGCATTCTTTGGATTCCATTGAATGACCTTGGTCGCCCTCACCACCTAAATCAGGTTGGACTAAAACGTGTCCAGCATTGTTAAGTACCTATTAGGGAAACACGATGTAAAGCAGGGAAACTCTAACGCGGGGAACGTTGGTTCGAATCCAACAGGTTCATCTATACCGGCTCTCGAAAACGTACCGAGATTCAAGTGCTCACGCACGCGACCGGCGAGCCTTCGTCTAGTGGCCCAGGACACCCGCACTTTATTTTCGATTTATTCCAGTAGACGCGCAAGGTGTGCGGGATCGCTGTTAACGATTTGTGGCAAGGTTCGATTCCTTGTGCTGGAGAAAATTAACGCGGAACTGTTGACTAAGGCTGACAACCTAAACATCGACTCGTCATCGTATGTGCCAACAGTTCCATTATTGAATCCTAATGTCCGAGTCCGGATCGTGAGACTAACACGTAAAAAAGATCTGTCCTCGAAGACAAACGGTAAGTCGCCCGAATTTGAATCGGGAGAAGCAGGTTCAATTCCTGTCAAGGATCTTGCAGGGTTTTATCCATAACATTAGAAACGCTTCACCCTGGCGCGGATTGTTATGGTCTTATTCGGGTCTGTCGTATAACGGCTATTATATCTCCCTCTTAAGGAGCACGATCAGGGTTCAAATCCCTGCGGACCCACCAAAATTTGGGCTGTTAGTTAAATGGGATAACAGTGGCCTTGCAAGTCACTATTGAGAGTTCGATTCTCTCACGGTCCACCAAATACGTGTTGTCGGTACTAGAGTAGAGAACCGTCGTTACGCTCTCAAAGCATTGTTGGCGATGCACGGGTTTTGTAAGCCTGAGAACTCAGTTCGATTCCGAGTGAGAGCACCAATTTATGGGTTGTTCGTCTACGTTGGCTAAGACCGTAGTCTCCAAAACTATCAAAGGCGGATCGTCACCGTCACAACCTGCCACTAAATACTCCAAACAACAAAATAAGGTTTGGAGTCATGTCGATAAGAAATATAAAAAAAGTCAGACAATCTCGTAGAGATTGGTACGCTAAGAACCAACAACATGCAATCTCTAAAATCAAAGAAAGACGATCTATATTGAAAGAATGGATTCAAGAATTCAAAAAAATTTAATGTGCGCTAAATGTGGACAAAATCATCCGGCAACATTGCAATTTCATCATTCTGATCCATCACAAAAAGATATTGAAATTAGCCAAATGCATAAGCAAGGCTATTCAATTCATAGGATGAAAGAAGAAATCGCGAAGTGCGTTGTGCTGCGTGCCAATTGTCACGCTATCGTACACTACGAAGAAAGAAATAATCTCGCTGTGGTATAGAGGATGTGCCTTGAGCTTCTACCTCAATGAACGTCGGTTCGAATCCGGCCAGCGGGTCCAAAATTATGGTGCAGTAAAACCCTTAAGGATGGGGACCGGTCTGTAAAACCGGTGAGCCTAATAAGCCTAGCCAGGATCGTTACCTGGATGCACCACCAAATTCGGTCCTATAGTTTAATGGTTAAAACACCACCCTTATAAAGTGGCTTTGGCGGCAGATTACCGCATGATCCAGGTTCGAGTCCTGGTGGGACTACCAAATCGCCTCTGTAGCAGAATTGGCATATGCACTGCACTTAAAACGCGGGTTACTTGCGGGTTCGACTCCCGCTGGAGGCACCAAACAAAGTCTCTATCTTGCGGGTAGAGACAGCCCACCACCCGGCAGGAGTGGGCATTACGGTTGCCGCAAGCAACACCGGATGACGTAACCGGTTCAATATATTTTCAGGGTGTCGGTTAGCGGCTATACCACATGCCTTGGGCGCATGGAATCGCGAGTTCGAGTCTCGCCACCTTGACCACGATCATACGATAGCAAAGATCTACAAGTAGCTATCCAGGCTGAACCATTTCGTAGCCTCTCTCGGTTCAGTATGGTGAGAGGGTGAGTAGATCACATTTTAATTTTCTAGTTTTCAAAAACTAGATGGTGGAGTGGTTAGACTTAGGTCTGCCCCAAAAATGCGCTAAAGCCGACGCTAAAATATCGGATTATGCTCTGTTAGATTACCGGCTAGATCGACGCCCTTTCAAGGCGTAGGAAGGGGATCGACACCCCTACGGAGTACCAATTTATGCGGATGTGGTACAAAGGCTGTGCCCCTGGCTTCCAACCAAGAGTATACGAGTTCGAGTCTCGTCTTCCGCTCCAATTTCGGTTCTGTAGCTCAATAGTAGAGCGTCAGGTTAGATAGCATCAAACCAGAAGGCTATGCGGTTCAAATCCCATCAGAGCCACCAAGTTTATTCTCTTGTAGCTCAATATCGAGAGCTTACTGCCGTTTTCGCGAACGGTAAGTGATGGAGGTCCGAATCCTTCCGAGAGAGCCAATTACGTCCCGGTAGCACAATGGATAATGTTTACGCCTCCTAAGCGTTAAGGTACAGGTTCGATTCCTGTTCGGGACACCAATTTATTGACCCTTAGCTCAGAGGCAGAGCGTTGTCTTTACACGGCAAAAGTCGAGATTTCGAAATTCTCAGGGTCAACCACTTTATGCGGCACGGTTCTAGAGCTTACGACACTAACCTGTCGGTGCCGCTCCAATTCGGGTCCTTAACTCAAATGGAAAGAGTCACGCCTTTTAAGCGCAGAGATGTGGGATCATACCCCACAGGACCCACCAATCAGTAAGGAGATTTTCTCATGGCTCAGATCACTAGAAAATATCCAATCGTAGTAGACGGTAAACACATCACTCGATGCACAGTCGTTGATGGTGGAAAAACTGTCCAAGTCTACTTTCTTGATGAATCAGGAAAGAGATTTAATTCTCTACGAGAATTGCTTTCACTTTAATATGCGTCTATCGTCCAATGGCAAAGACATCTGCCTGATTAGCGGAGAATCGCGGTTCGAGTCCGTGTAGACGTACCACTTTATGGTCCCATGATCTAATGGCTATGATTTCTCTCTGTCTAAGAGAAAGTAGGAGTTCGATTCTCCTTGGGATCGCCAAGTTTATTCACTGTTCGTCTAATTGGTAGGACGCTTCGCTTTGAACGAGGAAAATGTACGTTCGAATCGTACACGGTGATCCAATTTAAGTTCGCCCAATTGATGGAATTGGCATACATACGAATCTCAAAAATTCGGTTTTGCGAGTTCGACTCTCGCATTGGGCACCAAACGTGCGAGCCGCTAGACAAATCTAAGCGGGACACAAAAGTCGTGATTGACCCAGGTCATTCACGCATCTCAGGGTAAAGCGTTACGGTAGCGTTCGAGTTTTGGAAGCTCGCGGCGCAGGTTCAACTCCTGCTATCCTGACCATTTAGTGAAACACACCAGGCAATTAGAGCCAAAATGTCTTTCTTTATTTCCCGAAGTAGCTCAAAAGAAGATTGTTTGATCACATGTCCGGGTGGATCATTTAAAAGAGCGTCGTCCTTGCCGACGAAGGTGGTGCAAATCCATTCTGAGGGGCCAAATTTGTTCCTATCTTCTAGAGGCTAGGATGTGGGTTTCTCAGTCCCACGACGAGGGTTCGATTCCCTCTAGGAACACCAAGTTTATTCATCCTTCGTACAGCGGCAGTACCCTACTCTCTGAAAGTAGTGACCTAAGTTCGAATCTTAGAGGATGATCCAATTTATGGCGACTATAGTGTAATGGTTAGCACCACTCTCTGTGAAAGAGTCAGTACGGGTTCAAGTCCCGTTAGCCGCCCCAATTTTGGAAGTGTATCTCGTCTGGGATGAGGGCAGTCTTGAAAACTGATCGCTGGTTCGCTAGTGGCGTTCGATTCGTCACACTTCCGCCAATTTGGAAAGTTATAGAGACTGGGTCTCTGAGTGTCTAGAAAGCACATCGCAGGGAAACTTGTGGCGTTCGATTCGTCAGCTTTCCGCCAAATTATGCGCTTGTGATGAAATTGGCAAACATGTTTGGCTTAGAACCAAAATCTTGCAGGTTCGACTCCTGTCAGGCGCACCAATTTTATTTGCCCAGTTGACGGAATTGGCATACGTACCAGTCTAAGAAGCTGGGTTTTGAGGGTTCGACTCCCTCATTGGGCACCAAATTTGGAACTGTAGCTGAGGTGGCTTTAGCGTGTCCCTGAAGAGGACGAGATGTAGGTTCGACTCCTACCAGTTCCACCAATTACTTCTCAACGAGCGTCAGTGTTTGTAGAGACGAATGGTATTATTCGTAAAATACTCGCACGGGCAGCGATAGGTCCCAACAATTTACGGTGATATCGTCCAACGGCTAGGGCAGTGGTCTCATAAGCCATAGATCTGAGTTCGATTCTCAGTATCACCACCAGTTTAATGTGATGTTTGGGTTGGTTTTTTGTGACTGATAAACTGCGTTCTTCGGCAGGAAGGTACTTCTCACGGGCTGTCGAGAAGGTTTGAGTATGATTAGGTAAGGTAATGACAGAAAGTAACAGGAAAAAGACGGAACCCGCCTGTGATCGCTGCGTAGTTGGTAGACCATAAACAGTCAGAAGACGACTACGTTGGAGGAAAATTCCTCTCATATCTGCGAAACTTTGTTGCAACAGAGTGGAGATGTGTAAGTCATAAACCCACCGGACCTAAAAAGAAAGATAGTAGCTTGACAACTACTCGAAAAATCAGCACCAAACATCATATAAAGATTATAGCGGGGAAGTCGAAAAAGTTGACGACAGGCTCATAACCTGTAGAACTGGAGCATTACCAGCGACCGCTACCAAAATCGTCATGGCGAGTGTTTATCTGTTAGGCTTAGGCAAACCAGATGATCCTACATGAACTGGAAACGTAACCAGTATCTCTCCTTGTGGTGAAACCGGATATCACGAAACGCTACGAACGTTTTATTCCAGATTCGAGTTCTGGCAAGGGGACCAATTTCGAACGTTTAATTTACAATGGAGAAATTTATGGTGGACATTATCCACATTTTGATTGTGATTTTTGTTGCAGGTTTTTTGCTATGGCTTGTCAATAAGGCTCCTTTGCAGGAAACGTTCAAGCAAATTCTAAACGGTGTTGCCATCGTTGCGTTGGTCATATGGTTGGTAGTCCAACTGTTGCCGTATTTGCACGGCTTTCACTAAACGGTTTTGGTTGTATAGTTCAATGGTAGAACACTTCTATGACATGGAAGATACCTAGGCTCGATTCCTAGTACGACCACCAAATCCATTGCGGGGGGGGGGGAAACAGTCGCAATTAAAAGGATAATCT